GGGGGGGGGGGGCAGGGGGGGGTGGGTGGGGGGGGGGGGCGGGGGGGGGGGGGCGCCCCCCCCACGGGTGGTTACTTGCTGGAGACGTCGTTGACGGCGTCGCTGGCCGTGCGAACGCCGGCGCCCATGACCTCCTGCACCTTGGCGACTCCGGTGGCTCCCCAGGGGGTGGCGACGAGGAGGATCCAGAAGAGGCTGACGGCAAGGAACTCTCGGCGCTTGAAGCCGGGGTCCTTCTTCATCCAGTACCCGAGGGCTCCGGCGACGAGGAGAAACAGGGCAGTGGTGGTGAGGGTCATGACGCGCTCCTGGTGTCTACGAGGGGGCTTTCGAGGGGGGCGGCGGTGTGCCAGTCACGCTCGACCTTGCGGAGCTTGTCGAGGCGCTGCAGGCGAGCGGTGGCGTTGGCGACGTTGGTGGGCTTGAGACCGGTTACGTCAGAGATGGCTTTGTTGCGGCGGGCGCCGTCGTCCACTGCGCGCCAGACAAGCTGTGAGCGCGTGAGCGGCACCAGCTCATCGAGGTCTTCGTCGTCGACGTCGGCGGCCGTGGCGGACGCCAGGTCAATAACCGTCTTCCGCACGGCCGGCTTGCCTGTGGCGAGCTCTCGCAGAAAGGCCTCTTCGTCTGCGGCGTCGAGGTGCCGGTACTCGTCGCGCCGGAGGTAGGCGATGCCCGCAGCGTCGCCTTCGGCGCTGGTCAGCGTCTCCAGAGGGAACTGGCGGCTGACGCGGGCCGGATTGGTGTGGAAGGCGGCCCTCGACTGGGTGTACTGGTCCTTGCCGTCGGCGATGTAGAAGACGCCGCCGGTTTCGGAGCCGTCGGGGAACCGTTCGGGGAGCGGTTCGAGGCGGAATTTGGGGGTGCGGGAGCCGAGGCTCATGACGTCGACGTCGGCTCGGGCGGTCCTGAACAGGGCGATGTTCCCGGACTGGAGCATGTCGCGGATCGCGCTGGCGCTGTTGTCGGATCCGAGGGAGTCCAGGTTGGGGATCTGGACCCAGATGCGTGCGGCGATCCCGGCGGCGCGGGAGAGCCGGCCGACGCTGGAGACCGATCGCAGGAGCGGCTTAACGTGGTCCGCCTGTGGGTCCTTGAGGATCATCTCGTTGAATTCGTCCCAGGTGACCACCATCGGGGCGAACGGCTCCCCGGGGACGAAGAAGGACCGGCCGTTCTCGGTGTAGCCCTCGGCGTCGAGCCACCGCATGGTCATCTGCTGGGCGTAGCGGTACTCGCTGACGCGGTTGGCGGCCTGGCCCATGACCATCGCTCCGTAGGCGGACTTCACGATCCAGTCGATGTCGTTCGTCCAGGGGGCGTATCCGGCGCCGCCCTTGCCGTCGGCCAGCCAGGAGACGAACCCGTTCGCGCGCTGGGCGATCTGCAGGTCTTCCTCAAGGCTGGTCTTGCCGGCGCCGGTGGCTCCGGAACCGAAGGCGTGGACGGCGCTGGCTGAGGGGCGACCGGACAGGCCGCGGCGCTTGGGGTCGAACTTGAGCAGCCGCCATCGGGTGGGGTTGCCGTAGATGTCCCTGCCGACGGTGATGTAGCCCTGGTCGTCCATGAGGAGGCCGTCCAGGTCCAGGGGCACGCCTGACTGGAGGGGGTTGGTGGTCATCTCGTTGACTTCGATGCGTCGGGCGTCGAGGACGCGGAGGTGGAGTCGGGAGGCTGCTCCTTCGCCCTTCAGGTCGAGGGCCTGGGCGATGCTGCCGGCCTGGACGTCGGCGACGCCGGATCCGCGGCGGGGCATCAGGAGCTTGAAGCGGCGCCCGTGCTGGGTGCGCTCGACGTCGTACAGCTCGCTTCCGTTGTAGGGGTTGTACTCCTGCCAGACGGCCGGCAGGTCGTTCTCGTCCAGCTCTCCGGCCGCGACGGCCCGCAGGCGGACGGTGAGCTTGGCCCGGGTCGCGGCCATGTCGTCGGGCCGGTAGATGTTGACGGCCCGCGGCGGGACCTCAAATGCGATCGAGATGGCGTCCTGGCCGACGCTGAGGGCCGGCTTGGCGGTGGTGGAGACGATGACGGCGGTGAGCCTGTCGTCGTCCAGGTGCAGGCCGACGAGGCGCGAATCCGGCAGGGGTCCGCGGTCGCAGGCGATCCACTCATTCCAGCGGGCGAGGTACCAGTCGATACCGACGGGCGGAGCCTGCTCTAGGGCAGCGGCGGGGGCCGGCTTGGCCCACACCCAGGCGCCCCAGGTAGCCGCGACAGAGCCAACGAGGAGGTGTGCCCACCAGGGCATTTCCAGGTAGCCGGTGGCCGGGATGACGGCGGCCGGCCCGGCACGAAGCGCCATCTCGGCCGGGGTGTAGCGCCGCCACCAGCCGGTACCCCAGTCGGGCAGGGCCTTCTGCCATGCGTTGCGCAGGAGCCGGCAGTGGGTGCGGTGGGCCTCGGCGGTCGCCTTGCGGACCAGGGCGGGACGGTCAGCTTGCCCGTACCAGCCGGCCGCCACGGTCAGGGTGGGCGTCAGCAGGCCGTCCTTGCCGACGTTCATCTGAGGGGTAGGGGTGCTGGCGAGGCGGCGACGCATGCGCCGCACGGTGCGCCGGTAGCGGCGACCGCTGGCGCGGCACATCCACTCCCACGGCTCCCCCTGACCGGGCAGCCAGCGCCACGGGCCGGGGTTCACCCCGAGCGCGGCCCAGCCAGCGGCGGCGCCGATGCCAGCAGCGGTGGCGGCGAGAAGAGGGGTGCCGGACATCGCGGGCGCGGTCAGAGCCAGTCCGGCACCCAGGTACATGCCGGGGTTGCTGACGGCGCCGAGCTTGGCGCGTATCCCCGTCGGTGCCTGCGGGGTCTCTTTCTCGGTGGTCGGTTTGGGTACGGTCGCTGTCGCCATCGGGATTCTCCGGGTCTGCGGTGGTGGAGGGCGGGCCACGCCCATGGCCCGCCCTCGTGCTGTCGGTGGGTCAGCGACGCTGGTTGAAGACGGGTTCGGCCATCTGCACCGAGTGGGTGCGGTTGGCATCGGCCATCCGGCCGTGCTGGCCTTCCGTCTCGCCGGCCAGGCCCTGGGCTGCGGTGGCGAGGGCGTCGGAGGCGGAGACGATCGCGGCGACACTGCCCGCCATGGCGTGGGAGATCGTCGAGATCTCCATGTAGGCCGTGGTCGTGGGTTCGTCGACACTCAGCACGGTCATGGCCTCGGACAGGTAGCGGGCGGATGCGGCCCGGTCCTCAAATCGGTCGTGCATACGCTCGACGGCCTGTCGGGTGCGGGTGGCGCGGATGCCGTAGGCGGCGGCCCGGGCCATGACGGCCGCGTAGGTGATGGTTGTCCCGATGGACATGGTCAGGCTCCCTGAGTCTCGTAGACGTCAGCGTGGGCTGTGGTGTCCTCGGCATCGACGGCGTCGCTGACGTAGAAGGGCCGCTCGGCGACGGACTCCATATCGGCGGCGATCTCGGCGTACACGCCCTGGCCGGCCTCCAGGAGCTTCTTCGCCTTCACGACGGCCTCGTCCTGGGCGTAGGTGTGCTGCTTGAGGTGCTGCAGCTGGCTGTTGATCAGCTGGTACTGCTCCATGCAGCGAGCAACCCAGCCGATGACCCTCTCTCCGGCTCCGGCGTTGCGGAGGGCCGCGATGAGTTCGTCGGCGCGGCCGATCTCCCGCTCGCAGCGTTCCTGGAGGCGGTCGTAGACGGCGAGGTCGTCGTCGCACATGAGCGACAGCTCTTCGCTTTCGTCCCTGACGGATTCGTAGGTGACTTCGGAGGCCATGCGGCCGACTCCGTTCTCGCCTGGCTGGGTGGGGGTGGTTGTGACGTCCGGCTCGGGGCCGGGGGCCGCCGGCTCGCGGGGGGCGGGGACAGTGGCGGCGCCGGGAAGGTCGGCTGCTGTCTCCGGCTGGTTGGGGGCCGCCGGAGGGGGGCTGGCGACGGTCTTCTCCGGCTCTCGCTCCCCGGCCTCGGCTGCCTCGCTGCCGACGGGCTTGGAGAGCGTGACTCCGGCTTCAGCGCCCACGGGGGGCGCTTCGGTCGGCATCGGAGGGCTCACGGGCGGGGTGGTGATCGGCGCGGGGTCGGGAGCGCCCTCCGCCATGCGGCGGTTGCGGTACTCCTTCAGGGCCGAGCGGCCGGTGTCGCGGACCCAGTACACGCCCTTGGCCGCCCAGTTCCCCAGGTGGCGGCCGGCCGGGGTGGCGACTCGCTCCAGTGGGGTGTGGCCGCGGTAGCCGGCCCGGAAGGCTTCGGGGATCGTGATCGGATTCCCCTTGTCGTCCTTGGGGTTTTCGCCGTGCTTGTCGGCGATCTTCCGGACGGCCTTCTCGTGGCGGACCTGTTCGCGCCGTAAATCGCGCTCGGCCGGGCTGATACCCAGCCGCGCTTGCTCGCTCTGCGCTCCTGCAGCCCATGCCAGGAGGCAGGCGGCGATCAGAACTTCCATCGCTTCCTCTCACGTTCCGCGACGGGAGGGGGTGAACGAGCGTCTCGTGCGCGCACGTGCGCGCGTAGCACAAGAACGAGTTCACGTCTTCCCGGGTGAATGAACGAGTGAATGACTACTTTGCGTAGCGGTCGTGGATGGCCTGGAGGGCATCCGCGATCTCGCGCCAGGCGCGGTTCGCGACGACGGGGTCGAGTTCGCGAAGGGTTCCGCGAAGCCGGTCCATCCGGCGGACGGCGCCTTCCTTCGGGGACTTGGCGTCCCGTCGCTTGAGCTCCTTGGCCCAGTACGCGGATCCGCCCATGATCGTCCTCCGTTTCCAGCTCTGAGGTGGAGGCCTTCCGGGTCTGCTTGCCGGGTCTGCGAGAGTTCCGCTCACCGGGGTCACTCGTCGTCTGGCCTGCGTTGTTGCGGTTTCGACTGCTCCGGCAGTCGCAGCAAGGTCCAGCGGCGGACCGCTGGGCCTCACTGGTGGTGCCGGAGATGTCAGGCGGGTACGGCTTCGGCTTCGCGGGTCTCGATCTCGCCCCAGATGCGCCGGATGCGCCCCTCGCGAGACTGGAAGCCGGCCTTACGGAAGGCGTCCTGCGCCTGCCGGTACGAGCGAGGCGGCTCCATCGTGTAGCGGAGCCAGCGAAGGACAACTTCGAGCTGCCCATCGGACAGGTGCATGCTCTTCTTGGGGGTCTCGACGCCAGCTGCCTGGGCGAGCTCCTCCAGGGTCATGGCGCCCTCGACGGGGACCTGCTGGACGTCCAAGTCCGCGTCCGATTCGTCCGGGGTCACGAGCTGGGTGGTCACACCCTCGATTTCCGGGATGACCTGTGTGACCACAGCGTGACCACCCAGCTCGGGCGAGGTGTGACCGTCGGCTGTGACCATCGGGCGTGACCCGACACTCAGGAGCTCCCGCTTCATGAAGGCAGCGGCTTTCGTGCCGTGCTTCTTGTCGGCCGCCTCCAGGGTCGCCTCGGCCTTCGCTCGGGCTGCATCGATCTCAGCCTGGGCCTTGGTCAGGACTTCAGCACGTGCGATTTGGCGGCGCAGTTCGGCGCGGTGCTCGGCAGTCTCGGCGAGGACTTCGGTGTGGGCTTCCGATTCCAGGTGCCGGGCGTGAGATGCGGCCAGGGCGCGGGCGTTGCGGTCCTCGGCGGAACGCTCGGCGATCTCGGCCGCCGTCGTAGGGTCCGCTAGGACGTTTCCGGCGAACAGTCGCAGCCCCATGAACAGCGCCGCGGCGGCCGGGACGCCGGCGAACACCTGGGCGTGCCCGAGCTTCCACAGGGTGTAGGTGGACGCCGCAATGGCAATAGCCGTCAGGCTGAAAAAGACAGCCATGCCAACCGCCGACCGCAGGCGGATCGCAACCTCGGACATTCGCAGGGAGCCGATCCACAGGGCGTCGTAGACCAGGGCGATCGACCACGCGGCGATGGTGGCCAGGTCGCCGTGCAGGCCGAGCTTCTGGCCGAGCTGGCTTCCGACCGTGGCGGCGACGAGGACGAGGGCAGCGATGGTGAGGAACGTCTCGACAATGCCGAACGGGTTGAGGCGGCGAACGCGCGCCCACATCCTCTTGATGGTTTCCATGATTCCTCCTTGGCCTTCCGGCCGTCGCAGGGGTCAGGCAGCGGTCGGGAGGTCGGTGATGCCGAGCTCGTCCAGCAGCGGGCTGCAGTCCGGGTTCGCCTCGTCGTAGGCGCCAGCCTCCAGCCAGATGAACGCGGCCTCGTCCCAGTCCTTGGCAAGGACGGCCTCGAAGTAGCGCCGGACGACGCCCGCGCGGTACTCGTGCTCCATCCAGGCGGCCTCGATCTCGGACTCGGTGACCTCGATCTCGTTCTCGGTCGGCTGCTTGAGGGCGGTGACGGTGGCGTACATGACTGTGGTCCTTCCGTTGGTCAAGCGGGGTGAGGTGCAAGGTGAAGGGCGCGACTGCGGATGGCTCTTAAACCGCACGGCAGCCGCTGGCGTGCCGCTGCGCCCAGTCCTTGGCCGCGGCCTCGCGCACGTTGTAGGGGGCGTAGGTGGTGTTGCAGCCCCGGCAGATGGAGCTGTAGCCGCGCAGTTCGCGCACCACGTCGACAGTGAGTCGGTTGTTGCGCATCAGCGCGCCGGCCTGCGTCAGGTACCGGGCGATCGGGGTGGTGGCCATGAGAGTCTCCTTCGGTTAGCGGGTGATGACGGGCTTGGTCAGGTCACGGTGCTGGAGCTGGACCTGGAGGCCGCGGCGGGTGATGCGCCGGGCGAGGTAGTGGGCGAAGGTCGCACTCCTGTGCCTGCCTCCGACGCAGCCCACGGCGATGGTGATCTGGCCGGCGGAGGGGCCCTGGCGGTAGGCGACGACCTGTCGGACGGTCGCCTTCATGAGCGGCCGGATGCCGGGAGTGCGGAGGACGGCCACGCGGACAGGGCGGTCGGCTGCGGTCATGTAGCGGAGGCGCGGATCAACGTGCGGATCCTTGAAGGCGAAGCGGAGGTCGAGAGTGATCGTCGCCTCAGGTGGGGCGCCGTAGCCGTACCCGAAGGACACGACCACGACATCAACGCCGGTCACCGGACGGCCCGGCAGGCATTGGCGTGCTTCTCGGCCCACGCCGTGGCCCGGGGCGCGGAGTCCTCGGTGAGCCCGGCGCACCCATTGCAGGTCGCCCTGACCAGCCCGTTCGGACGGTCGGTGAGGTCGACGGTCAAGCTGCGATCCCCGGTGATCTCGCCGCCCTTGGTCAGGTAGCGAGTGATCGGCTTGTTGGACACGGGTTCTCCTTGGCGGTGGTCAGGCGGCGTGGTTGTTGAGGTAGGCGAGGATGTTCGCGGGGTGCAGGTCGGCGTTGTCGACGAGGGTGATCGCCTCGTCGTCGCCGGCGTCCAGGCCGTCGGCGATGGCGCGGAGGCCACGGGCCTGCTCCTTGAAGTCGAGCGGCCAGGGCGATGCGGGGACGGGGGACTTGAAGAGGGGCATGCCGTACTCCTCTGTGGTCAGTGGTTGGCGTGGATGGTGTCGATGAGCAGATCGGCCTGCTCGGCGGCAATGCCGTACACGGCCTGCAGCGCAGTCGACGGGACCTGGGCAGCCTTGGCGGCTTCCTGGCAGATGGTCATGGCAGCCGGGTAGGTCACGGCGGCGGTCTGCCGGTGCTCCCGGGCCTCAGCCCGGTACGCCTCCGGAGTCGCGTGCTGCATGACGGCCTCAGCCGCGGTTGGTGTGCGGGCCGGCGCCGGTCGCGGAACCCAGCTGGTCACGCTGCGCGCCCGCGCTGACGGCCGCCTGCTGCGGGGTCCGGTACTCGGCAGCGCAGGCCGCCGGGGTCGCCGGCTGGTCCACGATGGAGTGCTGCTGCTGGTCGGCCATCACGGCCTCCCGAGCGGCTGCTCAGTGCCCGCGGCCGCCGTCTCGAAGGCGATACGGGCCGCCTGCTGGTACTGCGGGAGAGAGATCGGCGCGATCCCCGGCTGAGCGAGGATCTGCACGATGCGGGCGACAATGCCGTCACCGCGGCACTCCTCAGCACGGGCGGTGCAAAGGCCGCCGGCCTCGAAGAACGCGATCCGCGCCCGGCGCATCTCGTCGCCCCAGTTCCAGGGCTGTTCGGCGACCATCACGACACCTCCGCCACGAGACGCAGCAGACCAGCCAGCTCACCGATCGACACCCTGGACAGCAGCCGCGCCACGGTGTCGACCGTGTCCGCGACCAGCACGTCCGCCTGCCGACGGGCCACGTACACGCGGTTCCTGGCCTCCGACAGACGACGCTCGGCGTCCTCACGGGCCTCGTGCGTGGCCTGCGACGGCTCCGCGAACAGGATCCGATCACGCACACGCTCGGCAATCGTGGCGACCCGCTGCAGCGGGGCGAGACGCTCCGCGGCCGCCCGACGCAGGAAGAACCAGACGATTCGCTCGTCGGCCGGACGGTCGGCGGGGAGGGTCGAGGCCTCCGCGATAGCGGCCGCCGTGAACAGCAGGTCCTGCGCCGACGGAGCCAGCCGGCCGAAGCCGTGCCGCACCTCCAGCTGGGCCAGACGCTGCTGCGGGGACGGGATGGGCACGAACGGGCCGGAGCCGGTCTTGCGACCCGCAGCGACCAGACGGCGAGACGGGGTGGACTGCTCCGGCGCGCGCCGGGCTACAGTGATCTCAGCCATGAGGGTCTCCCTAAAGACGCTCTGGTTAGGCCCTGGCCTGGGAGTGGAGTCCCGGTGCTGGGGCCGTTCTGTTTTCGGTTGCGCTGTGCCGGTGGAGCGGCACGTTGAGGCTTTCAGCGGTGGAGCGCCGTTTGCTTCAACCCCATATTGAAGGCGCGGGAAGCGCCGTGTCAAGCACTCTCCGCAACTTCCCCAACACCGCCTCAACCGGGCATTGAATCCGGACAGACGCACCCCTACCCTGACCCCATGACCGACGCCACCACCGCCGCGATCGAGGACGCCACTGCCGCAGTCGCCGCCATCGAAGACCCCGTCGCCCGCTTTGAAGCCGCACGCGCCGAGCGTGCCAAGTACGCCGCCGGCGACCGGGCCATGCTCGCCCTCCAGCGCGAGGTCGTCCGCGCGCTTCACGAGCGCGATCGAAGCTGGGCGGAGGTCGGCAAGATGCTGGGGTTCAGCGGCTCGCGAGCGGAGGCCATCGCACGCGAGCGGTAGGGATGTGATCGGCATGGTTCCAGTCAAGCCCGGCGATGACTGTCCGACGATGCACTGCCGGTGCACCGGCAGTGCAGGGATCATGCAGTAGCTGTGCACGTGGCGGGACTTGAGCAGGTGGAGGCCTCAGCATGGAAGTCGTCGAGTCCTGGACGGGCCGTATGGCCTGCTGGCTCCAGTCCTCACTCCGCCTCGGGAATCAGGCCTTTGCTGACCATCTCGGCGTGGCATTGAGGACGGTGGCCGGTTGGCACGCGCAGCCCGACCTGGTGCCTCGACACGACATCCAGTCCGCGCTCGACACCGTCTACGAGAAGGCTCCCGCTGCCGTGCATGCTCGCTTCGCGCGCTTCGCCGCCCAGGTCGAGGTTGCTACCGCTCAGGCCCTTCGGGTTGCCATCGCAGTGGTCGTAAAGACCGGCGAAGTCCTGCTCGTCTGCCGACGGGACGACGGCGCCCTTTCCTGGCAGTTCCCAGCAGGCGTCGTAAAGCCGGGTGGCGCCGCCGAGGTGGTAGCCGTCCGCGAGACGCTGGCGGAGACCGGCGTGCACTGCTCGGTCCGGGAACCGCTCGGGTCCCGCCAGCACCCGACGACGGGCGTCCTGGCCACGTACTGGCTGTGCGATCACCTCATGGGCGAGCCCGCGAACCTCGACCCAGCCGAAAACGCGGAGGCCGCTTTCGTGCCGGTCTCCGATCTGACCCGCTTCATCCCGGCCGCCCGGATCTACCGGCCGGTCCTTGACGCCCTGGGGGTATTCGAATGAGCGAGACAACGACTGAGCAGGGAATCTCCACGGCGATCATCACGGACGCCGACCGTGTGCTGATGATCAGACGGCGGGAGCGGGAGGGCAAGCTGCTCTGGGCCTTTCCGGGCGGAGGCATCGAAGAGGGCGAGACGCCCGAGCAGGCCGCAGTGCGGGAGACCGCCGAAGAGGTGGACCTGGAGGTGAAGGCGGTCCGTTCTCTCGGTGAGCGGGTCCACCCGCAGACCGGCCGGCACATGTCCTACGTCGCCTGCGAGGTCGTGGGCGGCGAAGCCCGGGTCGCTGACGAGGAGGAGCTGGCCGAGCTCGCCTGGATCCGGTTGGAGGAGATCCCGAACTACGTGCCCTGGGGGCTCTTCGAGCCGGTGCAGGAGTACCTGGACGAGATCCTCGCCAGCAATGGGGATGACGCCTGACCCCGCCCAGCAGTGAAGGCCCCCACCATCGGTGGGGGCCTTCGTCATGCCGCGTCTGCTTCGGTCCGCGGCGGCTGGAGCAGCTCAGCCCGGGTGTGCTGCCGGCCGCAGTGGAGGCAGCCGGCGCTGCCGTCGAAGAGCCCGTATCTGATCGCGTGCCCGCATTCGCGGCAGGTCCCGCGGACGGTGACGGGCGGCCGGCCGCCGTCGACGAGCGCGGCGCAGGTCCGCTGGATTTCACGTATCTCGCGGGCACATTCGTCCAGGGCCGGGTGTCGGGTGACGGCCTGCGGAAGGTTGAGTCGAAGGGTGGCGACGGCCTGGTCCACGCGGTGCTGGAGCCGGCCGCCGGTGCCGGTGGCGGCGAGTCCGTAGGTGGCCCAGTCGGCGACCCAGGCCTCCAGTGTGGAGACGATGCCACCGTCGGCGGTGAGGTCGAGCACGGTGAGGTCGGCGGGGATGGGTGCTCCGCCGCTGCTGCCGCTGACGCGGGTGCCGGGGGTGCGGGCGCCGGGTTCGATGCGGAGGCAGAGGCGGGCGTAGAGACCGCGGGGGCCGGCGAGGGCGGCGAGGTGGTCGTCGAGGCGGCGCTGGCAGGGCTTGCATGTGTACCGGCCGAGCTCGTCTTCCCACAGCTCTCTCGCGCAGATGGCACAGTTCGGGGACTCGTTCACGGTGGCTCCTCGTGCGGCGGTGCGGGCGGGTCAGGTGGTGGTCGGGTCGGTGGCGGCGAGCTCCTTGATCACCTGCCGCTTGATCTGGTGCCGGATGCGGCTGGCCTCGTCGAGGTACGACCGGGCCGCCTGGCGGCTGTCGATGTCAGCGGCCCTACGGTGGAGCTCGTCGAGCTGCTGCTCGATGGCTGCGTCCCGGCTGATGTGGTGCTCGGTCCACCACAGGACACGGGCGGCGTAGGTGGGCTGTCGGCCGCCGAGGTGCGTGTCGTGGTCGACCAGCCGGTGGGGGCAGTCACGGGCGATGGCGTCGCGGAGCGGGTCGCCGGTCACTTGCGTTCCTCGCTGCGGCAGCGGGGGCGAAGAAGCCGGACGGCTTCGCGGAGGCCCGTGGCGACGCCGGACATCGAGATGGCCCCCTCCTGGGTCCGGTATGTCGTGCCCTCGATCCGCGCGGCTTCGGAGATGAGAGTGTCGAGACTGCGGTTGAGAGCGTCGTCGGACGCGGCGAGGACGGCGTCCACGACGGCGTCCACGACGGCGGCTTGCCCGTCGACCGGCAGCCAGTAGCCGCCGGCGTTGAGGGCCTGGGCTGCGGCGTCGAGGGCGCGGTCGCGGGTGGTGGGCTGACTGGTCACGGCCGGTCCTCCGGGTGCGGGTGGGGCGGGATGGGGAGCCGCGGCGGCAGCCCCTTGAGGGCGCACTCGGGGCAGGGTCGGCTGTCGGTCTGGCCGGTGCCGTGGCAGTGGGCGCAGGCGAGCTGGTGCAGGTCGGGCCGGTCGCAGCAGGTGCTGAACCCCCCGTGGCGGGTCGACTCGGTCTCGTCGGAGGCGGGGCAGTAGTAGACGCTCGCGCCGGGCAGGCAATCGTGGGCGGGCTGCCTGGTCACTGGCCCTCCTCCAGGACGTAGCCGGTGCGGCGGGGCTGGCCGTCGCCCGTGGTGGCGGTGGCGTGGAGCTGGCTCGCCTCGATGGAGCGGCGGCGCACCTCGCGGCCGGTTCGGGTCAGGGTGACGACGTCGACCTTCCCGTAGCCCCAGACGCCGGGAATGGTGATCGGGGTGCCGATGACCTTGATGCGGGTCGGGCCGTCGACCGGGTGGTGGCGGTTGCTGAGGCTGCGATAGATCTGGCCGGGCTTGATCACAGGTACCTCCGGGGTGGGGTGATGGTGGTGATGTGGATGTCGTCGCCGCCGGGTGTCCACAGCCTCCCGCTGCCGACCGCCCGGCCGGCTTCGGGTTCGACCCGGCGTTCGCGGAGTTCCCGGAGCCGGTCGGCGGCGTTGGTGCGGGGGCGCGGTGCCGGGTCTGCCGAGTGGCAGGGCTCCGGCGCCCACAGGGGCAGCTGGTCGGCGGTCACGGAGTGGGGTCCTCGGCGGGGTCGAGGGCGGCTCGGACGTGGCGCAGGCAGGTCAGGTAGCCGCCCGCAAGGTCCGGGTCCGTCGCGTTGGCCCTCACTGCGGCCTCGATGCGGTCGCACTCGGCGCGGACGCGGGCCAGTACGGCTTCGGCTTCGTCGCGCTGACGGCGGAGAGCGCGGATGACGCCCACGCTCTCGGCCAGCTCGGCTTCGGCCTGCTTGGCTCGCTGTTCGGCGGACGGGGGCTCGGCCTGCCGCTGTTCGCGTTCGTCTGCTGCGCGGCGTGCGGCGCCGATCGGGCCGGGCGGGTAGTCGGTCATGGGCGGGCCTCCTCAACGGCGGGCGTGTGGGCCTCGTGCTGCGGGCAGTCCCGGTAGTGCCCGGCCGGGACGAAGGCGGGGCCGGCCGAACCGCAGGTGCACTGCGCGGGCGCGGGCTGCGTTCCGGCCTCCTCGGCGGCGCGGACCTGGTCGGCGAGTTCGTGTGCGGCGTCCTGATCGCCAGCAGCGGCGCGGACTGCGAGGGGCAGTTCCGTCCACACGCCGCCCATCCACTCCATGGCCCACTCGTCGCCGCCTGAGCGGGCGCGTTCCATGTCCTCGTGGATGAAGTGCAGGGCGTCGATGAGGGGCTGCTGAAGCGACTTGAGTTCCTTGATGGCGGCCATCAGGGCGGGGACAGCTTCGGCGGCTGTTGCGTGCGAGAGGGTCACGGCAAGTCCTTCCGAGGTTGGGCCGCCCGCGGTGGTGCGGGCGGCCGAGGGTGGCGGATCAGATGGCGGGCTGCTCGACGGTGAAGCTGATGACGATCGACTCGTCGGTAGTGGTGAACATCAGCGCATCGTCCGGGAGGGCCACGGCATCGCTGAGGTTGAAGTAGTGCCGGTAGTCCTGGGCGGCGGCGCCGATGGCTGCCTCCATGTCGCCGAGGCAGGCGCCGCGCAAGTAGGTGGTCGGGATGATCCACTCGCGTCGGGTGCTGGTGATCGTGCGATGGCTGTAGGTGGCCACGGGTCCTCCTTGTGCATGTGCGGGTGGGTTGTTCCGGCGGATCGTTCAGCGGCCTCTGTGAGCCCCTGTCAGGCACCCCGCCTCACTGGGAGGTCGGGGCGCCCTCCGAGAGCCTCAGGCGGGCTCTCAGGCGGTCTGGCGGGGCTGCGGCGGGTCCAGCGGGCGGACCGCCTCCCCTGGAACCAGGCCGGCGGTCAGCGCGATGGCGACTGCGTGAGTCCGGTTCGCCGCACCGAGGTTGGGGCGAATGAAGGACCGCCACCGCTCATGGATCCCGTACAGGCTGATCCCGGTGGCCTTGCTGATCTCGACATCGGTAGCGCCGTTCACCGCCAGGCGGACGATCTCGAGGTCTCGAGGAGACAGCCACGGCTGCACCGGCCGGGCGGGCGCGGTCACGACTCGGCCCCTTCGCGGCAGTCGCCCCAGAAGACGCCGTAGCCGTAGTCGTCGGTGTGGGTGTCGCAGCCGTCACCCATCGGCAGGTCGAGGCAGACCCAGAATTCGCCGGTCGGCTGGTGGCGGGGGTGGTAGCCGTCGGTGCCGTGGGGGCAGTCGCCGGTACCGGTTTCGGCGTAGTACGGGATCGGGCGGTGGGTCATCGGGGTTCTCCGTTCGTGAGAGGCTCGGTGGGCGCCCGCCCCGCTTCCCTCGGGGCGGGCGTCCTGCTGTCAGGCGTCCTTGCGGTAGGCGCGTTCGAGCTGGGCGTTCGTGGCCCAGCGGCCCTTGCCTACGCGGCGCGTCCCGGTGTCGGCGTTGATGTCGGCGATCCGGACGCGGTCGCCGTCGACCTCGATGACCACGACGCGGGCGCCGGTCACGTAGCGGGAGATCCAGACGTCGCCGAGGCTGTGCTGGCTGGTCATGTGGTGGCCTTTCGGGTAAGGGTTCGGGCGGGCGTCCTGCTGTCAGGCGGCGGTGAGGTCGACCGCGCAGGCGGCGGCCTTGAGGGCGCGGTACGCGGTCTCGGCCTGGAGGGCGACGACTCCGTTGCCGAGCCGCTTGATCTGCTCGGTGCGCGGCATGTCGGTGAGGTCGGTGACCCAGCCGGCCGGGTAGCCCATGGCCCATTCGACGAAGGCCGGTGCGAGGCGCTGGTTGCCGCGGGCGTCCGGCGCGGTCGGGGCGGGGGCGGGCCGGCCGAGGATGGTCTCCCAGCGGCGTATGGCGGGCGCGTAGTCGCGGCCGAGTTCGGGGGCCCGCCACTGGTGGTCGAGGCGGACGGCGAGGCCGGGCAGGTAGTAGTTGCCCTGGCCGTCGCGCTGGTTGGGGCCGCCGTTGGGGCCGTCGGAGGCCTTGGGGGTGGGCAGCAGCGGGCTGATCTTGGCGAGTGCGGGCGGGGCCGGCACGTGAGTTGTGATCCCGCGGCCGGGGATGGCGTGGCCGAAGAAGCGGGCCCGGGGCATGGGGGCGCCGACGGCCGAGGCGTGGGTGACGGTCCAGTGGAGGTCGTAGCCGAGCTCGGCCAGGTGGTCGGCGACGGTGTCGAGGCCGCGGCGGGTCAGCGCGGCGACGTTCTCCAGGAACACCTCGTCGGGCCGGATCGCGGCGATGGCGGCGGCGACGTCCCGCCAGAGGCCGGAGCGGGGGTCGTCGAGACCGAGGCGGTGGCCGTTGTTGCTGATGCCCTGGCAGGGCCAGCCGGCGATGACCGTGCGGATGTCGTGGTCGCGGGCGATGGCGGCCCAGTCGACGGTGTCGATCCCGCCCAGGTTCGGGACGCCGGGGAAGCGGGCGGCCATGAGGCGGGAGGCCCAAGGGTCGTTCTCGGCGTACAGGGCGGTGGTGGTGCCGGTGACGGCGTGGACGGCGAGGTCGAGGGCGCCGGTGCCGGAGCAGAGGCTGAGCAGGGTCACGTGGTGGCCTTTCGGGGTCGGCGTGATGCCTGTCGGCGGGCGGGGCTGGGGTCGGCGAGCGCGGCGAGGAGTTCGGCCCGGTGTCGGGCGGCTGCGGCGGGGCTGGTTCGGGGTGTGCGGAGGATGACCGTCGGCCGTCGTCCGGCGCCGAGGCAGTGCTCAGGCAGGCCGGCGGCGCGGTGAGCGCGGAGGTGGCCGTCGGTGTTGAGGGCCCACTGTCGGCCGCACCAGGCGCACCAGCCGGTCGGGGTGACCGCGGTCACCGGTCGGCCTCGCCGACGTACCGGTAGCCGGTGCTGATCGGCCGGAAGCGGTCCAGGCGGATCCGGGTGCGGCGGCCAGGCTTGGCGCCGTCATGTCCGGCGCCGCGCGGAGTTACGAGTTCGACGACGGCGTGTGCGCCGTCAATCTCGACGATCCGGACACGTCGGCCGTAGCCGCGTTTGTCGTTGTCCTGCCAGATCTGGCCGACGGCGGGGGTGGGGTTCTCGGTCATGCGGCGGTCTCCTTGGCTTCGTTGATGCGGTTGGGGTGTACGTCGTCGAGCTCCCGGCCGTTGTCGTGGCAGGGGGTGCCGGGGGTCACCTGGCAGGTGGTGCAGACGGCGGTGGCGGTGGCCCAGGCGGCGATGCGTGCGGGGCAGGGGGCGAGCTTGGGGTGGCGGCCGGAGATGGTGGTGCAGCGGGCGAGGGGTGCGGCGCTGCAGTGGGGGCAGCGGTGGTCGTAGGCGGGGTGCCGGGGGCGGGTGCGGAGGCTGGGCGGCATCGGCGCGGAGCGGGGGCGGTCGGTCATCGCTGGCCCGCCTTGACCGGCGCCGGGTACTGCCGTACCTGCAGCTCGGCCGGCCAGTCCGCGGGGGTACCGCCCTTGCGGTCGCTGGCGCTGTTGGCTGTGGCCCAGACGGATCCGAGCTGCTTGACGAAGGTGGCGGCGCCGGCGGCGTGCGCGGTGGCGGCCAGCCCTGCGACCCAGTCGGGGTTCACGGGTCGGGCGCCGGGTCCGGACTCGCCGCCGATGATCACCCAGTCGATGGGGAGTTCGGTGCGCTTGCGGGCGTGGCTGAAGGACGTGTAGGCGACCGTGCCGTCGTCGCGGATGAGACGGCCGATGTTGTTCCAGGCGTGGACGTACCGGCCGGTGACCTGCTTGGGGTTGGCTCCGAAGCCGTCGTCCATGGTGAGGCGGGCCCCGAAGGCGGGTGCCTGCTGCTCGTGCATGTTCCGCATCCAGTCACGCGGGGTGCGGTGCTGGTCAGCGCCCCAAAATCCCTCGACGGCTTCGCGGACGCTGGCAGGCACCCAGTCGGGCCAGTTCCAGTCGGCCCAGCTAGTGGGAGCCTGCTCGGGCTGGAGCGGTGAGATCGGCGTGAACCAGGGGGTGAGGTCGACGGGGCCGAGGAGTGGTTCGCAGGACAGGAACCGCACGGCCGCGGGGGTCTTGATGAGGGCGGGGATGCGGAGGTCGGCTCGCTTCTGGTCCTCGACCGAGGTGCCGATCCACACGTTCGGGAGGGGCCAGCCGGCGCGGTGGTAGATGCCGTGCTTGAGGCCGGGCACGTAGGTGGGGCTGTGGGAGGTGGCGGCCCATTCCATGGAGGAGCGGAAGTGTTCGCCCGGGGGGTGTCCGGCTCCGCAGGTGCAGAGGTCGGTGAGGATGCGGGCTGCGCGCTCGGGGCGCTTGGTGAGGATCTGGTAGGTGTGCTGGGGGGTGGCGGCCATGACGGCGAAGACCTGGGCAAGGAAGTCGCGGGGGACCCTGGCGTGGAACAGGTCGCTCATGGAGTTCACGAAGATCTTGCGGGGCTTCTTCCACCGGAGGGGTTCCGTGAGGGCGTCCGCGTGGGTGGCGATGCCGAAGCCGGGGCCGGAGGTGCGGGGGTCGCCGTCGGCCTGGTACTTGGCGGATCCCATGCCCTTGAGGCGCTTGGCCATGGTGAGGGCGTAGCAGTTGTCGCATCCGGGGCTGATGCGGTCGCATCCGGTGGTGGGGTTCCAGGTCTGCTCGGTCCACTCGATGTTGCTCACGCGGCGTCTCCTTCGGTGTCGACGATCTCGGCGTCGGGGATGTCCTCGTCGGCTTGCTGGCGGGCGAGGTGGCGGGCGGACATGTCGCGGATGCGCTGTTCCTCGGCGGCCCGCTGGTCGGCGGTCTGCTCGGTGCGACCCTGTGCGGCCCTCAGCCGGGCGTTGTGGGGCTTGAGGCGGGGTTTCCCCAACGGCTGCTTGTCGGAGGCTCCCGGGGTCTTGCAGGGGCGTCCTATGGCGGCCTGGCAGGTCGGGCAGACGAGGCCGAGGGGGCCGGACCGCCGTACCTCGTCGATGAGTTCGGCTTCGACGGGGCGCGGGTCTTCGTCGACCATCCGGTTGCCCTGCCAGCCGCGGGCCTCCAGGCCGGCCATGAGCTCCCGGCTGGGCCCGCCTTTGAGGGCCAGGCGTCCGGTGGGTGCCGGGTACCGGCCGGAGGCGATGGCCTGGACCTGGCCGCGGTAGCGGGCGAGGTACTCAGCGGTCGACTCGTCGGCGATCGGCTCGTACTGGAAGTTCTCCAACCGAGCCGACCGGATCTTGGAGCGGAGGGTGCGGACGTGGTGGGGCAGGATCCAGAGCTTGGCGTCCGGGTCCTTCGGTGGCGTTGTGTAGTAGGCGGCAACGGCGGCCTTGGTGTCGGTATCCAGGGGCACGTCGTGGAGGGCCGAGGCCCAGGCGGTGGCAGCAGCGATGGAGTCCTTGCGGTTGTCGAAGGCGCTGCAGTGGCCGAGAAGCTCGGCGGCTTCGGAGCGGTTCATGCGGAGTCCTCGGAGTCTTCGGCGGCTAGCTGGGCGGCGAGGGCTGCCCAGCCGGCGACCTTGGCGTCGGTACCGGTGAGGGTCTGGCCGCTGGGGAGCTGAATGACGTTGCCGCTCGCTACCTGCTGGCGGCGTTGGCTGGCGCGCTTGGCGTCGTCGCGAATCCACTTCTGCCAGGCGTCGGGCCAGGAGTGCCGTTGGGCGCCGGTGGAGCGGTAGTGGCTGACGAACTGGTCGGTCGAGTGCTCGATGTCGAGGCCGGGGTAGACGCCCGCGGCCCAGCGGCGCATCACGTCGGTGACCACGAATCCGGCGTCGTCGATTGGGGCGCTCGGCGCGAGCTCCCGGGGACCGTAGGTAGAAGACCCCACCCCAGCCATAGAGGTTGTTGGTGGTTCTTCTGGAGGTTGATTGGTGGTTAGGGCGGCACTGGGTGCGTTACATACGGACGCAGAATCCGTTACGTAACGCATTTGAAGTGCGTTACTAACGGACGCAGGATCCGTTACATGGGTCTCGGTAACGGCGTTCGCGTCCGTTTCGGTAACGGACTCTGTGTCCGTTACATCACGGCTCTTGCGGTGCCGTCGAACGCGCTCCGCTGTAGCCGCCCGCTCTGCCTCCGTCGCCCGCTCGATCTCCTCCCAGTCACTTGCCGGGCGGACGGTCTTGATCGCGAGCTTCCAGCGGATCCGGTCCTGCACCGTGCCGTCCCGCTTGATGAGGGCTGCCAGTTCAAGGCGGCGTTGTGCCCGCTGGACGGTGCGCCGGTCGTACCCGGTGCGGTACTGGATCCGCTGCTCCGAGGGGTGGCAGTTCTTGCCCTGGGCGTTGGCGTGTTCGGCCATGGCCTGGAGGACGTGCCGTGCCGTGGTGTCGGGCTTCCCGGCCGGCGTGCGGAGCATGGGCGCGTCGTCCATGGCCCACTTCACGGCTTCGATGCTCACGGCGTCTTCTCTCTGGCTGGCTGGTGCGGGTAGGGGCTAGGCGGCGGAGCCGAAGATGGCGGTGTACTGCTGGCGCATGGGCTGGTCGCTGACGTGGTCGGGGTGGACGCAGCGGCGCTGTCCGCAGTCGGTCTTCACCAGGCCGACCGGCTCGCGCTGGTAGCGGATTCGGAAGGCGATACGGAGAGCGGAGCTGTGCTTGCCGCGATGCCCGGTGCGTACCTGCTTGTCGTCCGTGGGCCACAGGAGGTGGCCGTCCTCGCTGGCTTGGGCGAGCCGCCAGAACCGGTCTTCCGGAGGGCCGGCCGGGGCGGGGCCGGGCTTGTGCTTCGGGAGTCCGAGGTCGGCGCGGACGCGCTTCACGCGAGCGTGGCTGACGCGGAGGGTTCGCACGATGTGGGCGTCGGAGTGGCCGGCGAGGAGGAGTTCGCGGATGCTGGCCGTGGACGTCATGCCGCCGCCTCCATGTCCTTCTGCTGGGCGGCGTTGATGCGGCGCACCCGCCAGACGTGGTCGGGCGAGCAGCCGACGGTGGCGGCGACGACGGTGGCCTCGGTGCGGGGCATGGCGAGGATGCGCTCGCGGAGCTGAGCCGCCTTGTAGCTGCCGTGGTGTCCGGTGGCGTTGGCGGCGCGCTCGCGGGTGTCCTTGCCGGCCCAGACGCCGTACCGGTAGCTGTGCGAGAGACTGCCTTCGAGTTCGGAGGCCCGCGCGGCGCAGTGCTGGCGGACGGGGCACCAGCCGCAGATGGCCTTTGCTGCCTCGATGTCCTCCTCGTTCGTGGAAAACCACAGGTCAGGGTCGAAGGCGGTGCAGCTTGCTTCATTGGTCCATTCGTGGCTGGTCACTGGTCTTCCTCCGTCCGGCGGGTCTGGTGGGGGATCTTGCGGTGGGGTGAGAGCTGCAGCCAGGCTTCGAGCTGGGCGATCTCCCGCTGTCGGCGGGCGGTCTCAACGTCGGCGGCGACCTCAGCGGCGCGGGCCTGCCACTGGGCGAGCTCGGCCCGTTCGGCGCGGCGGGCCCGGAGGTGCCGATCGAGGAGCCAGCAGAGGGTCCGGTAGGCGGCGATGACGGCCACGCAGATCACGGTGACGGTGGCAGCGGCGGCCTCGGCGGGGCTCATGCGGCCCTCCGGGCGGCCGGGGTGCCCTTCCAGGTGCGGACCCCGGAGTGGTGCACGGTCGGCCGGGAGGAGCAGGCCCAGCCCGCGGTGCGGATGTAGCCGGCGTCCTTCAGGAGGGTCGCGAGGCGTCCCCAGTGGTGGGCGCTGTCGGGCGGCTCGGGGAGGCGGTGCTCGTCGGCTATCTCGAAGATCGTGAACACACGGTTGGTGGCGGCGGTGGCGACGTAGACGGGTTCGACCTCGGCGTACCAGGTCTCGAAGTCCTCGGCGCGGCGCCGGGCGGGCTTGGGGGTGGGGAGGGTGCCGTCGAGGTGGGGCTGCACGGGCACGGCGGTCATGACTGCCTCCGAGAGGTTCGGGCTAGATGCTGTTGACCAGGTCGTCGGCGGCCTTCTCGTCAGCGTCTGCGGCGGCGTTCCAGCAGCTCATGCACAGGAAGCGGACGGGCGGCTCGTAGTCGAAGTCGTGCCAGGGGCGGCCGGGCGCCTGGAAGCGGAAGAGGCGGCGCCGGTGGTTGCAGTCCGGGCAGTCACCGTCGTGGGAGGTGCCGAGGATCAGCGCGTGCTTCTGCCGCTGGAGCTCCTTCTGGGAGTCCTCCCAGGTGATGCCGCAGCGGATGCAGTCGCTGGGGTGGAAGAGCGAGCCTCCGGGGGCGACGAGGGAGAAGCGGTGCTTGCAGAGCGAGACGGTCATGACGGGTGTCCTCTCGGTGTGGTCTGCTTGGGGTGGGGCGCCGCAGGTTCGGGCCGCGGCGCCCCGAGTACTGCTGTCAGGGCTGGTGCTCGGTGCAGTCCTCGCACCGGCCGTTGGCGTCCCACGGGCCGTGGGGGTCGGGGCAGGGCGGGCACCGGTCCGGTTCACTGGCGGTCAGCTGGGGAAGGGCCACGTTGAGCAGCTGGCCGGCCTGCCAGGCGGCAGCGACGGCTGCCTTGCCGGTCTTGCCGAATCGCACGGAGTGGCTGCGGGCCCGGGTGGCCCGGATCTCGACGCCGGGGACGGTGTCGACGACACCGGTCTCCTTGTCGCAGATCTCCGGCCGGCCCGCAGCGGTCATCTGGGCGAGGAGCGCGGCTCGGTAGGCGGGCCGGACCTCGGTGACGACCTCGACCCGGCGGACAACCTCCGTGGCGGCGGTCTCCCGCACCCACGCGAGGAACGCGTCCGGGTCAGTGACGACGGCCTCCGGCTTCGGGTCGGTGAGGGAGATCTTCGCGACCTCGGTCCCGTCGGGCAGGAGCGCGGAGACCTGGCGGACGCTGCGGACCTCGTCGAGGGCAGCCTGCATGTCCGCCTTCACGCCCTTCAGCCGGTCGCCCACCGCGTCCAGCAGGGCCTTCAGGACGGCCTCCTCCGAGGCGAGCTGAGAGAGCTTCTCCAGGTCGCTCATGCAGCACCGCCGAGGAGCTGGTTCATCTCGGTGAGCTGGTCGATGCCGGCCTCGGCGATGGTGATGCCGTAGGACTGGGCGAAGTCGGCGTCGAGGGTGTCGAGGCCGACGCGGGCGGCGGTCGCGCGGAGCCGCTGCTCGGCGACAGCCACCAGGTCGTCCACGATCTCGGCGTCCACCACCACGTCGCCAGCGGGCTGGGCGGGCGGAGCCACGTCCGGCAGGGTGGCACCGAGCCGCTTCAGGTAGGCGCCCAACTCGTCGGGTCGCTCGGTGTCGGGGGCCAGGATCTTCGTGTCGAGAAGGCGGGCATGCGCCGCCTTCGTCCAGATGGCGTTGATGTGGTCCTTGCCCCTGGCCTCCTTCGCCGCCGCGTCCGCGTGGCCCTGACCGGCCGGGTGGGCGGTGAATGTCTCAGGGGCCGTGGGGACGGCCCACTGGTCCGGCTCGCCCGGCTGGACCCGGCGCAGCTGCGTTACCTCGGCGTCGACCGGGACGCCTTCGGCATCCACGTTTACGTCGAGTTCCTCCGGCGTGTAGTGCAGGCCGAAGAGGACTTCCTCGCAGGCGTCCCGGGCCACCTCGGTGATCGCGCGGGCCTTGAGCATGGCCTGCGGGTACTTCTTCCACACCTCCTTGTTGGCCAGCCCCGCGTTGCGGGCCCGGTCCATGTCCCACTCGGCGCGGAACTCGAAGTCGGGGTCGTCAGACCGGATGATCGAGGCGACTGCCTTGCCGTTCTCGGTGCGGACACGGAGCTTGTGACCGGCCTGCCGCACGAGTCCGGAGATGAGGGCGGCGGAAGCGGACGGCTTGCCTTCGATGACGTGGATGCCGGTGATCGCGGCGAGTGGGGTGATGCCGAGGGTGCGGCCGTACTCCATGGCGTACAGCACGTTCGCGGGCTGCTTGCGGTACTGGCTGGGGAGGAGGTTGGCGTTGGCGAGGTGCTCGGCGTAGCGGACCATGTCCGGGAGGGAGGCTCCCGAGAGGGAGCTGTGCTTGACGAGTTCGGTGCTCACGTTCCCTGCCTGAGGGTGTGTTGGGGTAGGGCCCTGGCGGTGCAGGGCCCTGTGGTGGGTGGTTGAGCGCCGGGGCGACCGGTCGAGGCACGGCCGGCCCGGCGAGATCAGCGGCCGATGCGGCCGGGGAGCGGCGCCTGCCACAGCGGCATGACGCGGATGGTGCGGGCGGGCGGGGTGGCGTTAGCCGGACGGCTGCCTTCCCCGCGGGGTATCGGGCCGCTCACCAGGGCTGGTTCTTGTGCTCACCGGCCGCCGCGGAGCGGACGTCGGACACCCACTCGGGTACGGGCAGCGGGTTCTCCCAGCGGATGGCTTGCTTCTCCGCGTTCCGGCACACCTCAAACACGGCGTTCAGGCAGCGGTGCAGGTAGGCCATCTCGTCGGCCACGGTCGGCTCCTTACCGACGTAGCGTTCGAGCGTGGCCTCCAGCTCGGCCACCCGGGCGACCAGCGTAGGCACTGCGTCGTGTGCGTCCGTGATGAAGAGGGCGATGGGTCCCGCCCAGTCCGGGAGTTCCGCGAGCACCGTGCCCGACTCGTGGTGCTTGACGACGTAGTAGCTCGGCTCGTCAGGGGTGCTGACGACGTACTCGGTACGCCATTCGCCGCTGTACCAGTCACCCGGGTGTGACTCCGCGATCTCGTCGAGACGGTCCTGCGGCAGTGTGGGTTCGGCGATCTCGGTCACGTGGTCCTCCAAGCTCGACGCCCCCACAGCAGGAGGCAGATGGATACGGCGCCCGCGAGGGCATCCAGGGCGGCGGCGCGGCGGAGGCTCACGGCCGGTCTCCCAGTAGGTCGTCCGGGATCTCGAGGAAGCCCTCGAGTACCGACTGGCGCACCGCCGGATCCGTGATCCAGTCCGGCACCCCGTCCGACGCCAGGCCCAGGCCCCGCAGCAGCGCCGGAGCCACCAGCACGGCCGGCAGGTCAGACAGCAGGTCCGACATCACCGTCTCGGTACGGCGGGCGGTCATCGGGCCACCGCCTTCGCGCCGACAGCCAGCTTCCGCAGCGCCCGCATGTTCGCGTCGACCCGCCGCACGTGGCAGCCCACGCACAGGCAGCCGCCGCTGTGCTTCCGGGCAGCCGCGGACCGCATGCCCGCCAGCGCCCAGATCAGGTCCGACTCCTCCGCTGGCGACAGGCGCGCGGTCGAGGCCCAAGCCGAATCCCAGACGGTGTTCATGCGGCACGCTCCAGGTCCGCCGACTCCTGAAAGTCGGCCTCCGCCAGCAGCACCGCCGCCATCGCCCGCAGGGCCTCCGGGGACGACGAGTCGGTGTGCAAGGTGACCGGCCCCAGGCGCAGCCACGAGTAGAGGCCCTGCCGTTCAGTCCGGATCTCGGCCGGGTCGTCCGTCAGGTGCACCGACAAGGTGCCGACGATCGTGCTCACGACGTCACCGCCGTCTGGGCCTTCGCGACACCCGCGTACCGGTACAGCCCACGGGAGAACGCCGTCAGCAGGATCCGCTCCGCCTTCCGGCCCCGCGGGTGGGCGACAACGCTTCCGTCCGGACGGACCGCAACCGGGCACGTCACCACGTGGCTGCCGTCGACACCGACTACGAGCACGTAGCCACCCAGGTCGGTCAGCCAGACGTCGCCCGGGAGAGGCTTGAGGGGCTGGGTCTTCACGACTGGCCTCCGGACTGCAGGTACGGGTAAGGGCAGGCGCCGGCAAAGGGGCACGCGCTGTCGGCGTTGAGGTCCAGGAGATGGTGCCGCTGCTCGGCGAGTTCCCCAGCGTGAAGCCGGTTGGCTGCCGTCCGCTTCATCGCCAGCATCTGCAGGTCCGCGTCCAGGCGGGTGATGTCGGGCGTCGGGGTGCTCATCGGGCACCACCGGCGGCCGGCGTGTTGATGCAGCCGATGCACTGCTCGTCCTCGCACTCGTCGTGGTGGAGGATCATCCACAGTGCATGCGCGTCCAGAGCAGCCACCAGGTCACGGTCGGCCGGGCTCAGGAGGGCAGACGCGTCAGCGGGGTTGGTGGGGGCCGGATCACCGGCCATGATGTTGTCCATCGGGATCTCGCTCTCTCCGCACGGACTGGTGCGGGTGAGGTGGGATTGCGGTAGGCCCTGCTGCCGGAGGTGAAGGCCCGGTAGTGGGGCCGTTTGCCGCTCTAGGCGGCGAGCGGGGCGACTGCGGTGCGTTCGTTCTCGCGGCGGATGTCCTCTGCGGTGAAGGTGATTCGGCCACCGTCGAGGTGGCACCACACCTGCCGCCGGTTGCACTTCCGCTTGAGCACACGGACGCTCCGGTAGGGCAGCAGCTGGAGGGCCACGACCTCCTCGGGCGTCCAGCGGACGAGTTCCTGCTCGGCGTCCGCCTTCTTCTTCAGAGCGGCCGCATGGTTGTCCTGCTGAGCCGGCTTGCGGCGCCGCTTGACCGGGGGCGTGTCGGGGGCCTCGACGGTCACGTCTTCTCCTTGTGGGTAATGGCTTCCGTGGGTACACGGAGGGCGTCGGCGATCTTTTGGACTGAGGGATCCGCCACATGCCGGATCTGTCCTCGCTCGATGCGCGAGAGGTATCCGCGGTCCAATCCGGTGATGCGTTCGAGCAGGCGGAGGCTCATCTCCTGAGCCTCCCGTATGGCCCGTTGTGCCGGTCCGTTCGGTCTCACGCTCAAAAAGTACGCCTTCTTCAGCTCGATGCGCAAGCACTCTGGCGACACTCGCAGCTCACTTTGAGAGCGCGACACTGCGTGACAGGCGCACACGGGGAGCACGCGCGGAGCGCAGGATGCAACCAAGAACGGCCGAAATGCTTACTAAGCAGCAGGTCAAGGCGCGGGAAGTAGGCTTCTTGGTTGCATGCGGTTGGGGCATCATGTGCCTATGGACCGCGACTGGGCACGGCTAGGGAAGGCACTCCAGGCCGCCCGAAAGGCCTCCGGAGTCACACAAGAGCAGCTCGCCGACGAGCTAGGGGTAGGACGCTCGGCCGTCCAGCTCATCGAACGCGGCAAGGAGTTCAGCAAGCCATCGCAGACCCAGCGTGCGTTTGCGCGCCGTGTCGGGTGGGCCGACGGCTCGATCGAGGCCGTACTGGCCGGCGGCGAACCGGTCGTCAAGCCAGCCGCCACTTCTCCGCCGAGTCCGGAGGACGCCCTCTCGGACAGTCGGCTTCCCCTGCGGATCGTTGACGAGCTTGCCGACGATGGCGCTCTGCTGGACACGACGGTCGTCCCCCTTGGTGACGACGCCCGCATGGTTGTCGTGGTCAAGGGCAAGCCCGGTGCCAGCGCGGCCGAACTCCGACGAAACCTCGAGAAGTGGCGCGCCGCCTATCAGCACCTGCTCGAAGCCGTTGAGGTAGAACGCGGCGGCGAAGATGACCCCGCCGCAAATCAGGCGTAGTTCACCACTGGACAACTTGCGGCCGCCCCCTCCCAACTGACCCGCTGATGTGGTTCGATAACAGAACGTCGACCATGGGGCCACCAAGAGGACGAGGGGTGGCCGATGTGTGTCCACGTTTTCCGGGTTCCTGGCAAGATGCCGAACGGCACCCTCGTATGGGTTGACCGGCAACTCTTGCATACCTGTGTTCTGGTTGATCCCTCTCTCTTCTGCGAGGGTCGCCTCACGGACGGAGCGGTCACCGCGATCGACGCAGCTCTGGCCATCCACGTACCCGGGCTCACCCTGCGGTCGGCCCCGAGCTGCGAGCGTCCTCTCCTGCGCGCCGTGGCCGGCTGACAGCCCGCCGACGCGAGAGGTCCTCATGGCATACGCTGAGAAGGTCTACAAAGTCAGGGACGGTCGACAGACCAAGCAGTTCACCTGGCGTTGTAGGTACCTGCAGCCAGACGGGAAGTGGGGAAGCCGCCCGGGATTCCCCACGAAGAAGCTCGCTGAGGAGTGGGGCGACGCCCAGGAAACCGCGATGCGAGAGGGGCGCTGGATCGACCCGAACTTGTCGTCCAAGAAGTTCGGAGTCTTCGCCAAGGACACATGGATGAAGGCCCAGGCCGTCCGCGGGCGGACCACGATGAACCAGTGGGAGCGGCTCGAGGCTCACATCCTCCCCGAGTGGGAGCACACTCCGCTGATCGCGTTCAACTGGTTCGACGTGGAGGCCTGGGCCAGGAAGGTCGCCAAGACGGCGGCCCGCAGCACGGTCAAGGACTGCGTCCAGCTCATGGCCCGGATCCTGAATGGTGCGGTGGACGCCAAACACTTGGCGGTCAATCCACTGGCGGGCCGACGTCTCACGGGTATGCCCGCGGACACGGCGAAGAAGAAGCCGGACGAGGAGCGGTGGGCCACGCCCGAGGTCGTGCTCCAGCTCGCCCGCCGGCTCGGGCCTGCCTACGGGATGCACGTCCTGACGGCCGCCTTCACGGGCCTGCGCTGGGAGGAGCTCGTCGGTCTTCACCGGCGGAACGCGCTGCTCACCCGGAAGCAGCGGCATGACGGGAAGGTGTTCTCCTGCCCGATTATCCGGATCGACGAGGACGAAGGCGCTCTGGCCGAGTACTACATCCGCGACGAGGAAGGGAAGCGGAAGATCTTTCGGGGGCTGGAGCCGCCAAAGAACGGCCCCTCGGCGCGGGATGTAGATCTGCCGCCCTTCCTCGCGCAGTTGCTACGAGAACACTTGGAGGGTTGGGAGTACGACTTCGTCTTCTGTACGCCGACCGGCAAGTGGTGGTGGCGTTCCGAGTGGTTCCGCATCATCAGGCCGGCAGCGGACGGACGCGAGGCCAGGCCGAAGGCGCGCGGTACAGCGCTCAAGGAGGGGTGGGAGCCGATCATGCCGGGGCTGACGATGCGCGACCTGCGCCACACCCACGACACCTGGCAGGAGCAGATCGACGTGCGGCCGGTGTTGGGGTACGAGCAGATGGGGCATAAGTACCCTGGTATCAAGGGCACGTACCGGCACCCCACGCCCACCATGCGGCAGGAGCGCCTCGACGGGCTCCAGGAGCTGTACGAGCGGGCGATGGGAAACCTCGGGTGGGACTCGGTCTGGGAGCGGACCGAATCCCCTAAATCTCTCCTAAATGATCTTCCTGGAGAGGCTTCCGAGTGATCAGCTGGAGGTTCCCTCGCTGGTCACAGCCTCCTCTGCGATCGTCTCATGGTGACGAATTACTTCAGCGATGATGAAGTTGAGGAGTTTCTCAGGGCTGCATGGGCACGTCACCCGCCTGCACGAAAGGCGAGGTATCCGCAGGTCAGATGACCACTCCCCTTTTCGAGTTCGAGCCACGGACACTTAGAGCGCACTCTGAGGGCACTCTGGAAGCACTCCCAGTGCACTACCGCGTCCCCTAAATCTCTCCTGTTTCGACGCAGAGAAGCTGCAGGTGGGAGCCCAAATGAAGCGACCCCCTCCCCTATTGAGAGGAGGGGGCCGCCGTGCGTCGGGGCCGACCACGGGGCCAACCACATCGACCTCGCCGACGCGCTCCTGGGCCGATATCGGACCGGGCTATCAAGATCACAAAAAGCCGGATGTATCCTGCAGACAAAACGATCTTGAGCGATGACTGTCTAGTGGGTGCAACCTGCAACGCCCCCCTGGATCGCCGAAGCCCGCATTGCCGTCGGTAACCGCATCCGCGCCGCCCGCATGGACGCCGACTTGACGCAGGACAAGCTTGCAGAGCTGGCCGGAGTCCACCGGACAACCCTGCAGGACACCGAGGCCGGCAAAACCGATCCGAAGCTAAGCCTCCTTCTCCGCCTTGCCCGCGCCCTTCGCCTCTCGGTGAGGGACCTCATGCCATGACACAGTGACCGCATACCCAATTTCGGCCACGCGATCGGTTTCCAGTCTGCCTGTCATATGCAGCGTTCAACAGTGCGTCAGTGGAAATATGCATACATACACTTCGCGCGAGGCGCGAACGCACCACCAATCGCCAGATCCCGCAGGACACTTGAGCCTTAGCCGGTCGAACAGGTGCGCGAATATTTGTGGCAGCAATCGCATCCGAAGTGTCAGGTTCCCGCCCCTCCCGCTGCCGCCGCTGCGGGAGGGGCGGGGGTCTAGGCCGCGCCGTGCGGCGGGCAGGCGCGAGGGAACCAGCGGACAACCGCGCCGGCGCGGCGCAGGGTCTGCTCGCCCAGGTCGACAGCCGTCCCGTTGTCGAGAAGGACCCCGCAATGCACGCAGGCGGCCCCGCGGATCTGCTGCTCGGACAGGTCCCCCAGCGGGGGGATGTCCGTGGTGTGCGGCTTCATGTCCCGTACTCTGCCTTGCCATTTGGGACGCTTCCACCGTCCCAGGAGGGACACCTGGGACACCTTGGCGGTAGCGTCCCGCAATACACCCGGACGGCCCTCAGGGGGGACTCGTGAACGCTGCGCTCAGACAGGCCCTCACAGAGGCGGGCATGACGGCCGCCGAGCTGGCCCGTAGAGTCGACGTGGCCGTGAAGACGGTGGAGCGGTGGCTGTCCTCGGAAGGGCGGGCGCCGCATCCCGAGACTCGGATGAGGGTGGCTGAGGTGCTGGGCGTGAGCGCGGATTCGCTGTGGCCGCAGGCGGTCAGGTCAACCCTGAAGCTGGGATCCGACAGAGAGATCGTCGCCACCTACCCGTTCCGGAACCTGTGCCCGACCAGCGTGTGGGCCGACCTCCTGAACGGCGCGAGGAAGCGGATCTTCATGGCGGGCTACACCTCCTATTTCCTGTGGCAGGACCACCCACGGATCGCGGAGCGGCTGCGGGCGAAGGCGGCGGCCGGCTGCGAGATCCGCTTCCTCCTCGGCGACCCGGACTCGGCGATGACACGGGAGCGGGAGGAGCTGGAGCAGGTCCCCCTGACGGTCGGCACCCGGATCCGGATCACGCTGGATCAGCTGGCCAAGCTGGGCCCGCTGCCCGGTCTCGAGGCGCGGTTCAGTGACTCGCCGGCCCACCTGTCCCAGAGCGTCTTCCTCTTCGACGACCAGCTGCTGTACACCCCGCACATCGGAGACGGCCTGGGGCACGAGTCGCCCCTGTTCCACCTGCGCCGTCTGGAGGAGCATGGCCTGTACTCCCGTTTCGCCGCACACGTGGGCGCACTGTGGGACCGGGGCCGCCCAGTGCCGAGTCTCGCCTCGTAGGGCCTGACTGTCGGTGCTGCCCGGAAGCCTGTTCGACATGGAGATGATCACGGCGGCGGAGCTGAACGACGCAATCCGTGCCGTCGTGCTCGCGGGCCGGGCCGGCTCTGCGGGGTACGAGGAGCTGCTGGCCCGCTGGGTGGCGGCGATGCGCGCTGAGCAGGAGCTCGCCGCCTAGGATCTGCGGGTGGCTATCGAACTTACCGACGAACTGATCCGCTTGCAGACCGCCTCCGACGAGGCCTGGGCTGTCGTCCGCGAGGCCCCGTCCGACGAGGCCTACGCGACATGGCGGGATCGGGCGGCGGAGGTGCAGGCCGCGGTGACGGCCTACGCGGCTGAGAAGAACGAACCCCGGAACAAGGTCGAGGCCGCGCTGAAGGCCCGCGTGCGCCATCCGCAGCCGCCGGCCGAGGCGTAGACGTGGCTCCGCCCGTCGGTCGCTGTCCCCGAGGGGCCGACGGGCGGACCCGCACTCGCCCAGCAGCATCCCCGCTAGCTAGGAGTGAGTGCCTGATGTGCTCATGCTCCCAGGTGCCACTGACAACGGCGGCCCGATCCGGAGCTAGAATCGAACTTGTGTCCGATCTGCCGCCCGACCTGCCCCGCCTCCGCACCCTGGAGACGTGGCTCGCCATGACCCTGGACCGGGTCCGGCAGCAGATCGCGACCGAGGAGGCCCTGACCGCCGAGCGGGCCGCCAGGCAGGCCCCGCCCCCTCCGCCGGAGTGGGAGCTTGAGCTGGACCTCGGCCGCCGGCCCGTCCGGGTCCACGTCGGTGGCTGCTCAATGGGTGGTAAGGGGTTCCGGCGGCACGCCCTCACCCGCGAGGCCGCACTGCGGGCCCTCGCCGAGCACCTGGATGCCTGCCAGTACTGCCGGCCGGACGCGGACCTCGGCGTGCTGGACTGAGCGGCTGCCCGCAGGCTGGAGGTATGGAGCAGGCGCCGATCCTCGTGCACCGCATCTCCCCGTCCGGCGGCCGACGGGTGGTGATCCGGATTCGTGGCATCGACAGCGTCCTCGGCGTCGCCTACTCCGACGCGGACCTGATCGAGTTCCTGTGCCGCCTCGGCCTCCCAGACCCGGACGACCTGGTCCTCGGCGACTCGGAGGCAATCGCCTGGCAGGGCGGCCGGCCGCACGTGTACGAGGAGCCCGACGAGCCGTAGACGCGCGACGACCCTCCCGTGGGGAGCCGGGAGGGTCGTCGGCCCGGGATGGTCCGGTGGATGCACCGTAAACCCGCTGGTCGGACAGCGGTAGGCATATGACAGGGGAGGTTCCGGGAACGCCAAGAGCCCCCACCCGAAGGTGGGGGCTCCTCGACGATGGTGGCGGGCCGGGACTTCACGTCCCTCCCGGGCGCACGGGTTCGCGCGACCCGCCCCGCGCAGACGCTGTACCGGCGCCTGGCACGCCTGCCCGTATCAGGGGCTCACCAGCCAGTGTGGCACGCGTCGCAGGCGGGCGTCACTCCGTCGGCCACTCCCCACTCCAGACCGTGTTGCACTCGCGCCCAGGGTGCTCGCAGGTGAGTCGCTGACCGCCCACGACCGAGCAGCGTGCGACATCACAGCCTTCGTCGTGTAGCTGACCGGGCAGGACGTCGCAGTCAGGGCAGCGGCTCTGTTGGGCTTGAGGCAGCTTCATGGCGGCTCCTTCGGATGTTTCCAGTGTGGCAGGGCGGTCAGGCGCGGCGCTGGATCTCCGCGAGGGCCTTGGCCTCGGCGATCTGCCAGGCCTTCACCTCGGTGTCGATTCCGATGGCGAGGTGAATCTCCTGGTAGAGCCGCGTCTCCACGAGGACAGGCGGCACCTCATCCCATGGCGTCGGGCCCACCAGCGCGGTGAGCGCCTTGATCCGGTCGACCACGCTGTCGCACCGCATGGACCACCGGCCGTCAGCCGCCGCCCGGCATGCGCTTTCCAGGTCGCGCCACAGGAGCGCCAGCTCCGTGCGGGCCGCCTCTTCGAGTTTCCCCTCGTCGATCACGCCAGGTTCCTCTCATGCTGCTCGGTAGCGCATAACGTTCCCTTAAGCGGCGGGCCGCTTGGTCTGTCGGTAGCACTCTCGGCAGGTGATTGGAGTGCCGACCTCCAGATGCTCATCTCGGTGTGAGACCACCTGCCCGCAGGCCGTGAACTCGGCGTCCCCGTCCGGCAGGACGCGTGCCGCGTGGAAGTCGCGCCCTCGGTAGAGCCGGACGCGAATGGGGTGGGTGTTGGCCGTCATGCTCGCTCCAGGTATCGGTAGATGGTGGTGCGGGCGACCCCCAGCTCGTCGGCGATGGCCTGCACGGTGTGCCTGCGCTTGCCGTCCTCGCCGAGCTCGTCGTACATCTGCTGGGCGAGCTGGACCTGGCGTGGCTTGAGAACGGCGCGGCGCCCCCCGACGCGTCCGCGGGCGCGGGCGGCGGCGAGACCGTCGTGGGTCCGTTCGACCATCATTGCGTGCTCGAACTCGGCGATAGCGCCGATGATGGTGAAGAAGAGGACGCCGGCCGGAGTGCTGGTGTTGATGCCCTGATCGAGGACGACCAGGTTGACCTTGTTGGTGCGGAGCTGCTCGGAGAGTTCGAGCAGGTTCTTGGTGGAGCGGCCGAGCCGGTCGAGTTTGGTGATGACGACCTCGTCGCCCTCGCGGGCGGTCAGCAGCGCCTTGTCGAGCTCGGGCCGCGAGGCGAGCTTGCCCGAGGCCTTGTCGACGAAGATGCGGTCGCAGCCGGCGGCGGTGAGTGCGTCGTGTTGGGCTTCGGGGTTCTGGTCGCGAGTGGAGACCCGCCCGTATCCGATCCTCATGCAATGAGCGTACCGATAAGGGGGGTTAACGCGACATAGCTAAGGACACGAGTTCTCGTCATTCTTGTGCTGCATCGGAGCGATAGACGCCGCGATGACGGCAGACGATCGTTTCTCGACACGGGGATACCGCATCTTATCGAGGGCCGCCCCCCTCAACTCAGCGACGGCTTCAGCGCGGTGGGCAACCCGGAGGTCGCAGTTCCGTAACGCGCCCTCGCGTCGCGCCCCTCGGCGGTACGGTCGCGATTCAACCACCTGGGGGTCGCCATGCGCCTACGCGCCGTTCCTGTCCTTCTCCTCCTCGCCGCCGCCACTGCGTGCGGCACCACCACCGAGCCGGCCGCGTCGCCCAGCTCGCCCAGCGGCTCTGCCCCGTCGACCGCCCCTCTCCCGGCGGCTCCTGCGGCGCTGCCGCTGGGCACGCCGGCGGAGACAGTGGGGTCCGGCGGGAGAGGACGGCTGCAGATGACCCCGACGACGGTGGTCTACACGCCGGCCGGCACCACCCTGACCAAGCCGTCAGCGGACGGCTTCGCCTTCGTCACGGTGAAGGTGGCGCCGACGACAGCCGCCGCCGCTGAGCAAGCCGCGCCGATCAGCCGCGGCGGCTGGAGCTGGATCGCCCCGGACGGGCAGGCGATCGAGCAGGGCAACGGCGAGGCATACAACGTCGTGGCGTCTTCCTTCAACGCCGGCGGCCCGGTGCAGCCCGGCAGTTTCGTTTGGGACGGTGAGGTCTTCGACCTCAAGACGGCGCAGGCCGGCGGGACGCTGGTCTACGTGGACGGTGCCGGCACGGCGTACCGGTGGGCGATGCCGAAGGCGGACACGGGCCCGCAGGTGGAGCAGGTGAAGAAGGAACTCGCCCCCTGACGCAGATCAGCCCCCCACCGCCGAAGCGGTGGGGGGCTGATCAGGCCTCTGGTTCGCGCTGTACCCATTTCGTGATGGTCTCGACCACTGCAGGGTCCAGCTTTGCGATCTCTGCGATCGCGTCGGCGTCCTCAGGTGCAGTCGTGATGCCGGCGCCGGCCAGCGCCTCGTCGAGCGCGGCCGCGTTGGCTTGCTCCACTAGCGACGGGGCAGCCGGTTCTTCGACGGGGGGCTGGGGCTGCTCCTCCAAGACGCCCATGTCCACGAGAGTTTCAGCGTCAGCCAGGAACGACTGGCCCCGCGGGACAGCCGGACGCGGCGGCGGATCCTCGTCCATCACACCCCCGTCTGGTTGTATTCAGTGATCCGGTCAGGCGGGGCCGGCGGCTCGATGCCGTGCTGCCGCATCTGCGTCGTGAGATCGCCGACGTAGAAGACGAAGGCTCTCACTAGCGAGCGCAGCGACCGAACTTCCTCACGGGTCTCAGCCAGGTCTTGGCTCTGCTTCTCGCGGATCTCCCGGAAAGCCTGGAGGTCAGCTGCTCTCTGCGCGGGCTCGCTCTGCACGACGGCGGCCACCTCAGTAGCTCGCGCTGTTGCCGCCGCCGCAGCTTTCGATGACCGGGCGGTGAGAACCACCCCGATGAGTGTGAGCACAGTTCCGCTGACCGTGGCCACCGCCGACCAGAGATTCATCCGCCCTCAGCTCTCCGGCCGCGCGGAGGCTTGGGCACGGAGTGCTCGGGCACCGTCGCGGCCCACAGGATCACCCCCACGTGGGAGGTGAGGTACCAGATCGCGACCCAGAAGCCGCGCGGGTAGCCGCCGCTTAGGGCGGCGGCGAGGTATGCGATGGCCCACACGGCCGGCGGTACCAGTGCGGCGCCAAATCCGAAGCGGTCGCGGCCCACCGGGAGGAGGGCGCTTCCGCTGGTGATGACCCCGGCGGCGATCCATATCCACGCCCACTGGCACAGGCCGGGGAGTGGGTGGATCGGCGGCGGGGCCGCGTAGAACGAGATTCCCCAGCACGTCTTGCCGACGCCGAGGACAAGGAGAAACGCGCCCCGCCGACCCAGCCGCCTGTGCAGACGGCGGGCCCAGCGGCATCTCATTAGACGCTCCGGACCGGAGCCACTGCTGCGGCCGGCGCGGGGGCGGTGATCTGCGTCCGGTCCCACATGGCGACGACCGCGGCGGCCGCGGCGAGGACGACGGCCTGCTGCTCGGCGGACCACCCGAGGCCGAATCCCACGGCCAGCGCGAGGGCCGCCTGAGCGAAGCCCAGGACGGCGGCCCCGATCGCGTCGTGCGCCATCACGGCGAGCACGAGGCCGACGAGGGCAGCGGCCACGGCGTTGATGACGGCCTGCTGGTCGGCGGAGACGTCGAGGCCGAAGGCGGCGAGGAGCTTGACGGCGATGGCGACGAGGCCCAGCCAGAGGGCGGGCTCACGGTTAAAGATCTTCACGGGTGCTCCTAGGCCTTCAGGGTGGTTTCGATCATGTAGCCGACCGGGCAGATGCCGGCGTCCTTCTCATCGACCCTCAGTCGGCCGACCGAGATCTTCTGGTCGCCGTCCCGGATGGCCAGGGTGACGCGGCCCCCGTTGGAGGTGACCTTCAGCGGGGGTTCGACCCGCCAGGAGCCGCTGTTCCAGACCGCGATGCGGAGCAGGGCGTCCCCGAAGTCGCTGGCGAAGGAGACGTAGACCTGTCCCCAGCCGATCGCGCCGCCGTTCTGGGGCGGCAGGGGGATGAGGGTGCCGTTCTCGGGGTGGCCGTCCAGGAATCCGGGCCTGACGTCGCCGATCACGAGAGCCATCAGGGCCTACCTCACTTCTTCGTCGAGCCGTCGCCGGTCGGCGGCGGGCTTGGTCTGGGGTTCCTCGGCCGCGAAGGACAGAGCCCACTCGCGCAGCTCGGCCCGGGAGTCCAAGTGGCAGTAGTTGGTGTCGACGGGCTGGTCGGTGAACTGGTGGAAGAGCCACGGCGCGGTGATGCCCGGGTCGCCGGCCTTGCGCCCTCCGGTGGCGATCCACAGGAAGTCGCCGTAGTAACCGGTCGTGTCGATGTCGCGCCAGTAGGACCTGTTGCAGTACATCCCGACGGGGTTCTGCGGCATCTTCGCTTTGACGTAGCGGAGCCACTTCTCCTTGTAAGCGAGCTGTCGGGCGGCGCTGACCCCCTCGTTGGCGGGGTCATATCCTTCCCAGTCCAGGACGATCAGGTCGCCGGGCTGCCAGGCCACCTGCTTGAGGAAGTAGTCGGCCTCGCTCTCGGGGGCGTTGGCCATGTGGGGGTAGTAGTACCCGCCCCAGACCAGGCCGTTTCGTTTCGCGTGGTCGCGCTGACGGGTCCACTTGGGGTTGATGTACCCGAGCCCCTCGGCGATCTTGACGAAGGCGAAGTCGAGCCCGCGCACTTCGGGTTCGCTCACCTGGTACGAGGCCCAGTCCTGTCCGTAGATGCCCACGCGGGCCTCCTTCTGCTGGGGCGGTCGTCACGGGGAGAGGTAGGTGACTTCGAACGTAGACGCGGACTCGAAGGCGTTGATCGTGCTGATGCTGCTGCCCGAGTTCTGGCCTGCCACGATCTCGATGTAGTCGCCAGCCACCAGCGCCATCTTCCGGTCAACCTGCGGGACAGTCGGAAGGGTGCTCGCGCCGACGATGGTGGCCGCACCGGTGACGATGTTGCCGTTCTTGTGGATGCGGGCGCCTCGGGAACCTGAGGTACTGGAGTTGTTGAAGGCAACTCTTCCGCTCACCTGGTACCAGCCGCTCACAGGGATCGTGTACCGGGAGGTGTTGGTCACGGTGCTGTGGCCGCTGTGGGTGTCCCTGTCCTCGGTGTCGAAGGTGACGGCGGTCCAGACGCCCGTCGGGATGGACTGGGTGGCCGTCTGCACCGCAGAGAAGGACGGGGTGGTGACGGCGACGGTCGCCCAGGCGGTGCCGTCGTAGACGGTGAGGATCTTCTCGGCGGTCAGGAAGGCGACCATCCCGGCGACAGGGCTCGTGATGGCCGCAGTCCGTGCGGACGCGGAGGCGAAACGCATGACCGTCTGGGGGACCATGGCGGCCAGGTTCTGGGCCAGGGTCGCAGCGTTGGGTGGATCGGTCAGGGACGCGATCTGGATCCCCTGCCCGAAGGCGTCGGTGGTGGGCATGTCCCTCCTTTCAGGCGATGCGGAACGTGATGTTGTCCAGGCCGGCCCAGGTGGCGGTCCCGCTGTAGTCGGCGATCTGCACGGTGCCGTCGGCCTTGATGTCGAGGGCGCCGACGGAGGCGATGGCCACCATGGACGTGGCCCGGATCTGCGCGGACGGGCGGGCCCCGACGGGCAACGTGCCGACCGTCGACGTGCCCGTGGTGGATCCGGGAGCGCGCGCCAGGCCGGCCAGGGAGACGGTGCCGTCGCCGTTGATCCGGTACGAGGGTGTCAGGAATGGGAGCCCATAGGCCGTCCAGGAGCCGGCCAGGGGCAAGGTCTGCCAGGTGCCGGCGGTGGAGGCGGGGGCGGTGCGCCCGTAGGTGATCCAGTTGCCGTTGCCGGATGAGGTGATGACGATGACGTCGCCGACGATCGGGGTCAGGTAGGTGCTCATACGGCGGGCGATGATGTTGTCGGTCGTGGTGACGGTGCCGTCGGTGTCGATGCTGGCCACTACCGCTAGGCGCCAGTCGGCGCCCCGGATTGACGGGTTGAGGTCGGTGGCCTGCTGTACCTGCATCTGCATGGCGTCGGCGAGGTCGGCCATGACGTTGCGCTGGGCGGCGTTGCTCACGCGTCCTCCTTCGCCGCGATGGTGCGGATCGGGAAGTCGCCCGCGACGTCCAGGGGGACCGTGAAGCTGTCGGCCTGGTGCAGCTCTGACGTGCCGTCCATGTACCGGACGCGGATGACGTCGCCGCAGGCCAGGGCCGGATTGGGCAGGCTGGAGATGTCGGCGGAGGCGTTCGCCGCCCGCGCGGAGCGCAGGCGCAGGGTCGCCGCAGACGTGCACTGCCCGACGTCGATGAGGGTCGGGGAGCTGATGAAGGTCGGCCGGTGCCCGAAGGGGCCGTCCCAGTAGGTGGGGCTGCCGGGGTCGGTGTCCGTGACCAGGGCGGAGACGGGCGGGACGCCGTCCTCGGCGTTCTCGCCGCGGGCGAGGACCGCGTTGTAGACGTTGTCGAGGCTCATGCCTCGGTCCGCCTGGATGTACGCGCCGCCCTCGCTGGCCGCGATGGTCCACACCGGGGTGGCGGTCAGCGGGTCCGGGAGTTCGGCGATGGTGAAGATGCCGTCCGCGTCGGCGTAGACCTCGGCTCCGATCGTTGCTCCGATCTCCATCACGGCAGCCCACGGGTCGCCCTGGATGTCCCAGGTCCGCGGTCCGATGGTCGCGTCGGTTGCGGTGGAGGTGACGACTGCTGTCGGAATGGACCGCTGGATGAGAGCGGTGATCGCACCGACGGCGGTTCCGCTGGCCCGGTATGGGGCGGTGAACTTGTCGTCGGCGACGACGGCCTCCAGTGACTTGCCTGAGATGGTGGCCGGCCCGTCGTCGACGTCGCCCTCCACGCGGTCGATGCGGAACGTGCCGAGCGGGACGAGTTCCTCGGCGCCGTCGTTGTAGCGGATCCCACGGGCGATCTGCAGCCGGGCGCCGTACACGCTGATGCGGTCGGCCGCGGTACGCGGGATCAGAGTCGGGTCGGCCAGGGTGACGGTGCAGGTCCGGCGTGTGGCCGAGCGGCGGTCGACCGTCACGGATCCACCGATGTGGTCCAGCACCTCGGCCTTGCCGTCGGTCCGGTAGAGGGTGACGCGGGTGACCACCGTGTGGGCTTCGGTGAGCGCGGCCAGGAAGCGAGCGGTGACCGGGTACACGGGGCCTCCTCACGTGTTCAGGAGGACGGTCTCCCAGGTGGCGCGGCGGGAGCGGACGTCTTCCCACGTGCTGTTCTCGGTGAGGATGTCCTGCCAGGTGCGGCCGGCGGATCCGGCGACGCCGATGGTGGTGGGCATGTCGACCTGGGTGACGGGCACGGTCCAAGTCCGCTCGGGGTCAGTGTCGATGCCGCCCCCGCGATCCTCGGTAATGCCGCCGACGGCGACGTACATGTCGCTGATGCCACGCCCCGGGGCGACCTGCCAGAGCAGCGTCGTGCCGGCATCCAGGAGCAGGTGGAGGGCTTCGCGTTCCTCGTCGGTGAAGGTGTAGAGGGAGACCTCGCCTTCGAGGCCGCCACGGACGTCGGAGAGGATCACGCTGTTGCGCCGGCCCCGGACACGGTGGGCGGTCTGCTGGATGGAGCGCTGCCAGACGGGGCCGCGGGCCACCATCAGCCGCAGGTTCCGCTGGGGGCTGCCAGGATCCTTCAGCCAGCAATAGTTGCCGTCGTCGAGGCTGACAGTGACCGGGTCGCTGGTGCGGGATTCGGCGAGCGTACCGACGGCCGAGTACACCTCGATGTAGTAGGAGACGGTCGTGTTGAGCGGGGCCTCGTAGTCCTCGATGACCATGCGGTCGGCGGTGATGGTCTGGGAGCTGATCAGGCCAGCGGGGCCTCGGACCAGGGTTCGGGTGCCGTCGCCGACGACGCGCCAGACGGAGATCAGGTAGCCGACGGTCAGTTCACGGATGGTGAGGGTGATGCTGGCCGTATCGTCGTCTGCCGCGACAGAGGTGAGCGGCAGGGCCTGCCAGAGCGCCATCTGGTCGAGCTGCATCACCGAGGAGGTGGCGGTGGCCACCAGGGACAGCTCGATGGCCGCCTGCGTGGCCCCGGCCGGTGCAGTGAAGGAGTTGGTGAGGGTCCACCAGTTGGGGGTCGGCGCTGTTCCGGCGCCGCCCGACGTCAGGCCGAGGTCGACGTTGGAGGCGTCGTACCAGCGGACGCCGCGGTTGATGGTCCAGCCGCCCGCGGTGACGTTCTCGTTGACCTGCAGTCGGAAGGAGAGGCCGGCGGCGGCGCCGACCGAGAACTTGGCGGAGCGCAGGACGCTGGTGGTGGCGGTCGCGGAGGACACTGTGAGGGCGTAGGCGCCGTCGATGGCGTAGGCCCCCCATGGGGTGGAGCGGGCGATGGTGGCGGCGCCGCTGGTCACGGTCCAGCCGGCCGCGTCCTTCTCGAAGGAGGCGTCGGCGTATGGGACGACGCTGCCCTGCCGGATGACGGGTGCAGTGGCGATGACAGCGCCGTCGACGCGGACGACCTGGGCCGCCGTGCCGGAGGTGATGCCGACGGCGAGGGTGGCGTAGGCGGTGGCTGCCGGGGCGATGGCGCTGACGCGCTGCTGGTAGAAGCCTGTGCCCGGGGCGGCCAGGTTGGCGCGGGTCGTGGACAGCTGCGTGTTGGCGGCGTTGTAGAAGCGGAGCTCCACCCAGACCGTCGAGCCGGAGGTTGGCGGGTTGAGGTAGCAGTAGCCGATGTACTCCGTCCCCGCGGTGGCCGTGGGGGTCTCCGTGACTTTCGCGGAGGCGTTCCCGTTGGCGGTCACCGTGAGGGCGAGAACGTGCCCACCCGGCAGGTAGGCGTCGACAGGCCACTGCACGACGGGCACCTGGCGTGCCACGGAGCAGTTCGTCTCCGAGGCCCACCGGAGCGTCGCGTACTCGAATGTCTCCGCGTCGAACGACAGCAGGTTGCCGGTGGTGCGCATCGGCAGCCCGAGGTAGACGTTCTCGAAGTGGTTGATGACTCCGGCGCCGGCCGGGGTGGCGGACACCAGCACCTGGGCGGATGCTGCCGTGGCCGGCGCCATGCCGGCCACGGAGATCCGGTGCCATGAGGAGGATGCGGCGGCGGTGGTGAGGGACCAGGTGATGCTGATCTCGGTGCCGCCGGAGGTCATCCAGCGGATCCCGATGCGTTCCGGGACCGTGGCCCCGGAGGCATCTGCGAAGACCTGGTACTCCTGGCCTGGGGTGACGGCGTAGGACGCTGCCGTGCGGGCCTGCATCTCGCCGGCGGCCGTCGACGTGAGCTTGAGCGTGCCGTCCCCGTTACGGCCCCCTGTGCCCTTGGAGATGGAGCAGTTGAGCTTGGCGAGCCAGCCGGAGGTGTTGGGGTCAACGGACTCCGTGACCGCAGACAGGAGGTTTCCGGGGATCGCCATGGGCAGACCTCACTTCCGGCCGGCGTAGACGATGGCTTTCAGGTCGCGGATTCCGGCGGCCATGCGGCCGTCGGCCCGGTCGTCGACGTAGGCGTCGAACTCCTGGTCGCCGACGACGAGAGTGAGCCGATCTCCTGCCGCGAGGCCGCCGCGGTTGGCGGCCAGGGAGGAGACGGCTTGCCATTGCGTTGCGGTGAGGATGGCCTCGGGGCGGCCGGTCTCGTTGATGGCGGCGGTGACTCCTGGCTGGAGCCATCCGCCGGAGTCGTAGCCGCCGGCGCGGTCGTAGGCCCGCGGCAGACTGCCGTAGGCGGCCAGGGCGTAGCGCATGCTCGCGTAGATGTTGGCGAGCGGGTTGACCGAGGTCCCGTACAGGAACGGGCCGACCCCGCGCATGGCTCCGGCGTAGGCCTGGAACGTCGGGCCGATGACCTGCATGAGGCCGACGGACGGCGTTCCAGCGAGCCAGTTGGAGTCCCACGTGTTGACGATCGTGGGGTTGCCGCCGGACTCCTGATCCATGCGCCGGAGGGTGGTGGCCAGGTAGGCGGCTGGCTGGCCGAGCATCTGGAGGGCCTGCAGTACGACGGGGGCCCAGCGCTGGACGCCGGAGCCGCCCATGTCGCCGCCTCCGAAGCTGCTCATGATGCTGGTGATCTTGTCTTTCAGGGTGGACAGCATCTTGGTGGGAACGGAGGCGATGAGCCGGCCGAAGCCGCTGTCGGCGATGCTGGCGATCTTGTCTCGGATGAAGGCGGTTGCCCCCTGCCAGGCCTTGGACGGGTTGGTGATCAGGTCGCCGATGTTGCTGAAGAAGCTGCCGATCGACCCGACGAGACCGCCGTCCTTGAAGCGCTGGACGGGGCCGCCAGCCGCGAAGCCGGGCAGGGTGCCGTAGCGGTTGATGAAGTCGAGCGTGCCGAAGCCCAGCTTGCGGGCCGAGTCGCGGCGGATGACGTACTCGTCGGCCATCATCAGCGCGGGAATGGAGTCCTGGCCTGGGGTGCCGCCGTAGGTCCGGCCGCCTTCCGCGAACTGCACGGCGCCGAGCTTTCCGGCGCCGGTGAAGTCCGCGATCGTGTTCCAGACCTTGCGGATCCCGTTGTTGTAGACGGTGTCGATCACGAACTGGACCGGCTTGCGGGTGATCTCGCGTAGCCGGTCCCAGATGAGGCCGATCCCGGTGATGCCGTTGTTGAAGCTGTCCTTCAGGACGCTGACGCCGCGGCTCAGGGCATCGAAGGCCGGCTTGATGCCGCGGTCCCACACGAACTGGATCGTGGCCCTGATGCCCTCCCAGACCGGCCTGATCGTGCCGTTCCAGAAGCTCATGAAGGATTCAGCGAGCGGCCCTTTGATGTAGGCGACTACGGCATCGAAGATGAGCTTCGCCTTGAACCACCACTCGGAGAACTTCCCGCCAATGGCTTCGAAGACCGGCTTGACCGCAGTGGTCCACAGCCACATCGCAATGGCTGCGAACGCCTGGAAAAGCAGGCTGATCTGATCGAAGACGGGCTTGATCGCGTTGTTCCACAGCCACAGCGCAAGGTCGGCGATCAGGGTGAAGACCGGCTTGATTGCCGTGTCCCACAGCCACAGCGCGATGGCGCCAAGGGCTTTGAAGAGCAGGTAGAGGGGCGCGAAGACGATGGTCCCGAGGACCGTGATCAGAATGCGTCCGGCTGCGACGATGAAGTCGAACGCAGGCTTGATCGCGTTCGTCCACAGCCAGATGGCCACGTCGGCAAGCGCCTTGAACGCCACGACGAGGGCGGCGAAAACGGGCTTCAGGACGTTCTCCCACGCCCACATCGCCGCAGTCTGGATCCCCGCCCACGCGGTCTGGACGATGGCCCTGAACGTCTCCGACTTGTTGTAGGCGACGACCAGGGCCGCCCCCAGGGCGGCGAGCGCGATCACGATCAGGGTGATCGGGTTCAACGCCATGACGGCGTGCAGGAGCGCCTGGGCCGCGGCGAACCCGTTGGTGACGGCCGTGCCGACGAGGATGGCCGCCCGGTAGACGGAGAAGACGGCGGTAACCGCAGCGGTGGCGATGGCCTGCGCGTTCAGGGCCAGGGTGAGACCGCCAATGAGTACCACGACGGGCGTCAGCCAGGCGCCCCACTCGCGGAACCAGTTGATCAGGGGCCCCACGACAGCACTGGCCTGTCGGATGCCGGAGATGAGGGCATTCAGGGCAGGCAGGACCACCTGGTTGACGATGGTCCCGAGGCTGTCCATCAGCTGTCGGCCCAGGATGGCGAGCTGGGTGCTGGTGTTGTCGCGGATGGTGTCACCCACCGCCTTGGCGGCTCCTTCCAGCTGGCCCAGCCCAGAGGCTGCCGTGGAGGGGTCCATCGCGAACAAGGCCGAACCGAGGTCCTCCGCCTGGGTGCCAAACAGCGCGGTAGCTGCAGCAGACTGCTGCAGAGGGTCCTTCATGTCCCGGAGGCGAGACAGGGTCAGCGTCAGGACCCCGTTCGCAGCGCTGCCTCCTTGAGCGAACTGGGCGCCCATGTCCTGGGCGGACAGGCCAAGCGCCTCGAATCCTGCAGCACTGGAGGCGGACCCATCGACGGCCCGGATGCTGAATTCCTTGATGGCATCGGCAGCCAGGTCAGAGTCACGGGCGCCAGCTGCGATTGCCTGATTCAGCAGGCCGACGGCAGACGCGCCGTCCAGGCCGGCCTTCTTGAACTGGACCCCGTACTCGTTGAGGGTGTCCAGGAAGTCGCCGGCCTTGTCGGCGTTGGACTGCAGGCCCTTGGTGATCAAGTCGAGCGCCGCCGGGGCGTCCTTGGCCAGCCCGGTTCGGATCAGCTGCGTAGCCGCGTTCGCGGCGCCGCCCAGATCCTGGTCGAAGGTCGTGGCGAGGTCGGAGACCTTGGTGGTGATGGCCTCGATGGACTGGGTGGTGGCCTTCTCGGGGATGAGCCCGGAGCCCATCACGGCCCGCACCGCGGCGGCCCCCTCCTCGAAGGAGTCGACGACGGCCTTCGAGTACAGAGAGCCCGCCACCGCGCCAGCCTGCTTGGCGCCCTTGCCGGAAAGACCAAGCTGGGCGGCCAGCTTGTCCGCCATCTTCTCCTTCTCGATGGCGGACATCGTGGCGGCGACAAGGACGGCGCCGGCCGCCGCCCCTGCCACGGCCAGGCGTTCCTTCCACTTCTCGCCAAAGCGCCCACCGGACTCCTCGCCGGCGCGGGAGCCCGCGTCGCCCGCCGGCCCGGACAGCTGGCGCCGCAGCTCGTCGGAGATACCGCGGACGGAGGGGATGATCTGGATGGTGGCGTAGCCGACGTTGGGCACCCGTCCCCCCTCAGGTCTTCGGTTGTGTTCTCCGGGCCTGGGCCCGCGCACGGGCCGCCTCAAGGCGGGCCTTGCGCTGGGCGTCTGGGGCTTTACGGTTCTTGGCTCCGCGCAGCCACCACCGCGGGTAGGGCTTCGGCCGCTTGGGCGGCGAGGTGGCGTTGACGGCCTCGATGGTCCAGTTGATGCGCTGGAGCATGTCGAAGAGGTCGGCGAGCATCAGCTCTTCCCGGCGCGGCTCCGGAATGCCGTCGCTGAGAGCGGTGCGGACGCGGGACTGCGGTGAGAGGCCCTGGACGTATCCGGCGAGCTCCCGGTAGGTGAGCGTCCCCTCGTACAGGTCGCGCAGGCGCACGCCGTACTCGGCTCGCAGGTCAGCGTCCAGGGCGCGGGGGTGCCTCCGGATCAGGTCCCGGAGGCCGCGGATTCCCCCGGCTCCAGCCCGCAGTGCTTCTGGTAGGCCTTGAAGAGCGCCGTCAGCTTGTACTGGGGGAGGCGGATCTTGCGGAAGTCGTCGAAGTCGTCGCCCAGGGCCAGCTTGAAGGAGCCGAGCATGGCCCGGACATCGCCCCCTTCGGCGGCCTCGACGAGGTCCCAGATGTCGAGGTCCTGCAGGTGGGCCATCTCCCAGCGGCGGCCTTCGAAGTGGAAACGGAAGGGGCTCAGCTCCACCTCTGCCCGGACCGCGTCCAGGTTGAAGTCGAAGGGCTGGTCATCGGGGGTGCGCGCGGTTCGACTGGTCACGTCAGGTCTCGCTTTCGGTTCGCGGGTCGGGTGGGACGATCTGGACAGCGCCGGCCAGCAGGGTCAGCCGAACAGTGCTGACGCCGTCGTGCTGGAGGGTGATCTCCATGGGCTGGCGGCCGACGAGCCAGGGGAACGGCTGGCCGTCGACGAGGACGGCGCCGCCGGGCTGGATGACGACCTCGCGCGCCAGACGCGGCGTCGACGGCGCGGCAGGGGGAGGCCCCGGGTCGGCCATGGCCGCGATCACGCGGCTGCGCAGGTGGCGGGGAAGTGTTTCGCCGTTCTGGACCAGGCCAAGCTCTAGAGCCTTGGCCTGGACGTCTTCGTCGGAAGCCTGGATCGGCATGGGGCCTCCTCGCGGTTCGGGTGTTGCACCGGGGCGCGGCCGAACCGCGCGAACTGCCGCGCCCCGGCGGCATCAGGAGACGGTGACCGCACAGGTGTCGGTGTGGCCGTCGTAGGTCGCGGTGATGGTGGCCGAGCCAGCGGCGATGCCGGTGACGAAGCCGGAGGCGACTGTGGCCTTCGACGTGGCGCTGGACGTCCACGAGGCGGAAGCGGTGACGTCGGCGGTGGAGGCGTCGCTGTAGGTGGCCGTGGCGGTCAGGGACCCGATCTGTCCGACAGTCAGAGACTTCGTCGCGGGCGCGACGTCGATGGCCGTCAGGGTGGGGGTCGTCTGCTTGATGAAGAGCACCCCCGCGCCAGTCGGGAAGATCGTCGCCGCGAAGGTCATCGACTCAAGGTCGGTCTCGGTCTCGCCGTGGTCACCGTCCAGGCTGACCTCGGCATAGTTGGCGGTGATCAGCCGGCGGACCTTGGCGCCCTCGCGGACCTCGAAGGCGACCAGCACCTTCGCGGGCCGCGGGACCTTGATCTGCGTGGACGTCGAGCCCGGCCACAGCAGCGAGTAGGTGGTGTCGTTGTCCTCCAGCGCCGTGAAGGACTTCGTCAGCTTGAAGTGGGCGCGGCTGGTGCGGACGAGAATGCCGCCCCAGGCGTACTTGTCGTCGGTGTCCTCGTCCCGGGACTCCGGCATGCCGTCGTCGCCGTCGAGGAGACCAACGAGGTCCCAGTCGACCCCGAAAGGTGTGCTGGCGTTGGCGGGCAGGGTTGCGGAGAGGTTGGTGGAGATGTAGACGTCCGCGTCCGTCCACAGATTTGCCTTCAGCGGGTCGCCGGCCACGGCGTCCTCCTCTTTGGGGTAAGGGTTGTCGCCGCAGGTGGGCGGAGGGGTCAGACGGTAAGCGGGATGGGCCTGATGTTGGCCAGGACGGTCAGCGTCGACAAATCGACGCCGCTGCTCGGGTCGGTAGCGGCCAGGGGGCCTGTCCCGGAGCGGACTCCTCGGATGACGGGGCCGGCGTGGATGAGCAGAAGTCCCTGGCAGAGCATGGCGAGGTCGTGGGCCTTGTCGGCGTCCATGTGCCAGACCGTCACGCGGATCGTGCACTTGGCGTTCGCCATGGAGGAATGCGGCAGGTCACTGTCCTTCCGCACCAGGACGTAAGGCAGGTGCGGGGCCTCCGGCGACCGGGTGTCGGGGACACGGGTTCCGACCGTCGCACCGGCCGCGTAGGCCTCCGAGCGGGCGGCCAAAGCGGTGCGGAGTACACCAGCAGCGGCCGCCTGCACGTCCCCGAAGACGACGAGCGGCTTCACCGCTCCGTCGCCTTGACCTCAAGGCCGACATGTCCAGCGGCGCGGGTCAGTATCCCGTCCCGGGCCTGCCAGGCCATCGCCTGGGGATCGGCCACCACCACCGTCGCAGCCCCGCGGTCGGTCGTGTAGGCGCGGACTTCGATGACGGTCCCGTGTGGCACCAGGGCCCTCACGCTGTCGGCGACGTTGGACGCCAGGCCGTCGATCAGGGAGCGGACATCGTCGCCCTGGAGTACCTCTCGGACTCCGGCCGCATCCAGACGCCACTCGACGAGCATGAGGGCCTCCTATCCGGTGGCGCGGACCATCACGAACTCGATGTGATGGACGGCGTCAGAGAAGAGCTGGGGCCAGCTGCCCACTTCGCCCTGGACCTCGTAGAGCAGGCCAGCCCACTCGATCCGGTCGGCCGCCCTGATGTCGGGGGCGGTGCCGGGGGCCGACTGCACCTTGTAGCCGGTGATGACGGCCGTTCGCTGTTCGTCCGCCAACTCCGACTGGCTGGCAGGCTGAATGTTCAGGCCGGTCACCGTGAGTCGCATCGCCGCTCCCGGAGACCAGTCTGGGATGGCGTTGCCGCCGCGGTCCGGGCGGCTGCCCGCTCGCACACGCACGGCCGCCTGGTTGAACATCACGGTCGCTCACCCCGGTTGAGCTGGTAGCGGTCGACGACGGTCGCCCACTGCGCGGTGACGCCGGTGGCCGCCTGGACCCCGAACGTCACCGACTGTGCGCCCACCGTCTGCTGCTGTACGCCGGGGAGGACCGCGTACATGGCGCGCGCCTGGTCGATGACGACCTCCTGGATGTCTCCAGGGACCTCGGCGTAGCCGTGGCTGTAGACCACGGTCACCGACCGCAGTGCCGTCGGCCATATGCCGCCCATGCGGTGCAGGTAGCCGTCGACGGACCAGGTGTAGTCCGTTCCCGCGGTCAGGGCCTGGCCGCCGACCGCCACGGACGACACCTCAGTGACAGGGGCGGCCGGCAACAGGAGCGACATGGCCCCGCTGCCGTCGAGGACGATCGTGTCGCCCACCACCAGGGACACCGGGTGTCGCACCGCGCCGCGGAAGCGGCGGGACGCCGAGCTGAGCGCCGCGAGCAGCTTGGGGTCGTCCCCGCCGACCGCGAGCCACACGGCGAGCTCCTCAGGGTCGGCCAGGTAGTCAGCCGTCACCGGGGGCGGCCTTGCCGCGTACCTGGCGCGCCTTGTTCGGGGCACTGCGGGCCTTCTCGGGCACCTCGGCCGCACCCTCGGGGACGTCCTCGGAGTTGTCCGATTCGACGAGGGTGGCGTCGTAGCGTTCCGCGTCGGCCTCGTTGAGCTTCATCCGGGTCGGTACGCCGTGCATCACGACGTCGTACAACTTCAGGGGCCCGCCCACGACGGCCACCTCCAGGTTCTCGTCCACGGGTGTACTGGCCGAGGGCGGCCCGCATGCGGCGTGCGATACGCCGCACGGGCACCGCCCTCGTACCAGCCGGGTGAAGGTCACGGGGCGAGCTGGCCGCTCGTCCGCAGCGCGGCCAGAAGCGCGTTGACCTTGGTGCGCAGCGCCAGGTAGTCGGTGCGCAGGGCGTCGTACTCGGCCTTCGTCGGTGTGGAGCCGGCCGCGGCTGTCGACGTGGCGGCCCCAGCGTCCGCTACTGCTGCCGTCTGTCGGCCTGCGCGGGCCGCACCGGCCCCCGGGTTCAGGTATGCCATGTCAGCCTCCTCAGGGGGTCAGGTCGACTTCAACGAAGGCGGACGGCTGAATGACACCAAAGGCAGCACGCATTTCCGCCAGGATCGCGACGAGGTTGCGGATGAAGAAGTCCGCGTGGGTGTCGGTGACCGTGATGGAGGCCTGCTCGCGGTCCCAGAGGATCGCCTTGCGGAAGTCGCCGACGTAGCCGACGCCGGCCGGGACGGCCTCGGTCTCGATGACCGGCAGACCCCACAGGACGGACGCGGAGCCGACGCCGGAGGGGCCGCCGAAGTAGAAGCGGCCCTCGTTGTCCTGGAGCAGGTCGACCGTTTCCAGGTCGGCTGGGTTCAGGAGGTAGGCGTTGGCGACGCTGCGGCCGACGGTGCGGACCTTGGTCTTGGCCTTGCGCAGGGTGGTGAGGACGTTGGTGTCCCAGGCCTGCGACTGCGTCCCGGAGACGTTGCCGAGGCCCTCGAAGTTCTCCCCGGTGCCGTCGCCGGAGATCATCTGGTCTTCGAGTTCCTCCTCCAGGCCGTAGCGCAGGAAGGAGTCGATGAGGGTCCGGATCTGGCTCGCGTCCGAGAGGGCCCGCTTGGTGATCGGGATCCAGTGCGCGATCGTGCGGACGGGCGTCGTGACCTTGGCCGCGGCCAGCGCGGACTCGGGCTTGTAGCCACCGCCGGCGTTGAGGACCAGCGCGCCGGCGCCGCCCGGAGCCGTGGGCGCCGCCGACGACGTCGCCTCGGCGACCGGGGCCGCGTTGTTCGTGGTTGAGGTGATCCGGACGTACTCGATGGTGTCCGAGCTGGTGGTGCCGTTGGTGACGACGTCGCGCAGGCGCAGGGGGCGCTGGAACAGGTCCAGGCCGACGCGCTGGCCGAGGTAGTCGTTGGTCACCCAGGCGCCGGCGGACGCGTCGGAGGCGCCGGTGACCAGGGACTTGTAGCCGACCGGCAGGGACTGGACGCGGGACTTCTGGCCGAACCCGCCTCGCGGGGCCTGCGCCATGAGGCCGGCGAACTCCGGGGACTCGGTGAACGTCTCGCCGAGCGACTTGCCCGCAGGCGGCACGATCAGGCCCGAAGGGGTGCGGCGCTCGCCGCTCTTCTCGGTCAGCTCGACGCCATCGCCGAGGTCCGCGAGAGCCTGGCGCATGGTGTTGGTCGCCTTGGCCTTCTCCAGGCCGGCCTTGGCTTCCTTGGCCTTGGCCATGTGCTCGTTGAGCTGGGTGCGCTCGGTGTCGGTGAAGTCGCGGTCCTCGGCCTCGGCCTGGGCCGCAATCCCACGAGCTTCCTTCAGGTGGTGCGTGAGCTCGTCCAGGAGCTCCTCAGTCTTGACAGGCATGGGTTCCTCATCCCGTGAGCGTGGAGACCTCGGCCTCAAGGGCTTCGAGGTCGGTGCGCAGGCGGAGCGAGGCGGGGCCGGCCTTGGCTGCGCGAACGCGCTCGCGGGGGCTCGACTTGGTCTCGTCGTCAGTGCGTGCGGCAGCCGCGGAACGCTTCTCCAGTTCGTCGGCCACCAACTGCGCGAGCGTGCGCAGATCCTTCTCCGACATCCCTTCATGGGGGTTGTCGTCAGCCTTGGCTTCCTCTTCCTGGGCGGCCTCGACAGCTTCGGCCTGGGCGGACGGCGTGGTGCCGTCGGCCGGCCGGGCGCCAGGGCGGCCGGAGAGGACAGGGGCGGTCTTCTCGGGCTCCGCGGCGGCAATGACGGTGCCTATCGCGGCGTGAGCCTCCTTCAGACTGCTGATGTGCTTCGCAGCCAGGACACGGCCTTCCTTGAGGCCCTGCGCCAAGCCGTGGGCCTTCGCTGCGAGCAGCTCCGTCTCCTGATTCGCGCCGACCAGCGTCGGTCCGACCTCGTGGAGCTTGAGCTGCTTCAGCTCGAAGACTTCCTGCCCATCCTTCTCGGCGGGCGCGCCGTCCTCGACATCGTAGGCGAAGGAGAACTGGGTGACGCGGCGCCCCTTCAACAGCCGGTACACCTGCTCTGCCTTCGGATTGTCCATGTCGATCTGACCCGTGACCTGAAGTCCGTCAGGGGTTTCCTTGGCGTCGGTGACGTGCCCGATGTGCGAGAACGGGTCGCCCCAGTCGTGAGACCAGATCACGGGGATCGGGTCACCCTTCGCCTGCCAGTCGGCGAGCGTCTTGGTGAACGCCCCGGGCATGACGACGTCACCGACGCTGTCCTTGTTCCCGAAGACGGACACCAGAGCGGTGAACTGGCCGGGCTGCAGCCCATCCGCCTCGCCGGCCGCCTTCACCCGCGCGGGGCAGTCCTTCGTGTACGGCACTTCAGTCTCCCCTCGCGTAGTCGAGTGAGCAGTTGCAGTTCGCGGTTTCCTTGGCCTTGCCTTCGCCGTCTCCCGGCCAGCGCAGGCCGTTGCTGAAGACGTCGTCCAGTGACACCGTTTCGCCGTTCTGTGCCTGGTGGCTGGGGCGCGGATTCTTGCCGCCGGTCCGCCAGGTCTTCTTCTTCAGGCCCGACGCCCCGGCGGCGTCGTGTGAGCCGAAGCCGCGCGCCTCGGCCGACGCGGTCAGGGCCCTCGTCGTGGCCGCAGAGGCCCAGACCTGGCCGGCGTGGGCGAGGTTCGCCCTCCAGCCGTCGCCTTCGTCATCGACGGCGGCGACCGCGGTGCGGCCGGCGTCGTCGTGCTGACTGGCGTGGGTTTCGGCGGCGGCCAGGAGCCAGGGCAGCATCACCTCGGGGTCCCAGCCGGACGCCTCGGGGTTGAAGTCCTGTAGAACACCCCAGGCAGCGCCCTGGGCGATGCGGTAACCGTGATCGGAGACGAGCGCCGCCAGCTCGGCGAGCCGCCCCTTTTTCCCCTCGTCCCACCAGGACAGGAGGTCCGGCATGCTGGCCTTGTTGTCGGCCCGGGACTGCAGTTCGTCGAAGCGGCGCTTGGTCCACGTCTCAAGCGCGGCGGCGAAGGCGTCACGCTCCTCGTCGAAGCCCCCGAGTTCCGGCCGCTCCGGCGCCGCCTTCATCAGCACCAGGCGGCCCCGCGCTTTTGGGGCCGCGGCCGGATCGGGCGCCGTGTCGGTCGGGGACGCCATGTTGCCGACGAGGACGTTCAACGGGGTGACCAGTTCGTCGCCGCCGTCGATGGCCGGCAGGTTCATCCTGGCGCGGGCCTCGTTCCGCAGCAGCCACGGGGCGCCGACGGCGGTCTGCAACTGGCTGGCCTGCTCCTCGAAGCTGCCCCGCAGCTTCTCCGCAAGGTTGAACTCGACGTATACGTCCTCGGAGTCCGGCAGGTCCGGAATGAGCTGCAGGCCGATCTCTTCCTGGATCATCGTCAGCCACGGGCCGAGCGTGTCCTGGTAGAGCTGCTGATGCTGCTCTTTGATGTTGGAGAACGTGGCGTGATCCAGGATCCCGACCATGGGCAGCGGGATGTGGTAGGCTGCGGCGACCTCTTCACGGGTCAGCTTCCGGGCCTCGATGTACTGGGCCTTGGACGGGTCGAGGGCGATCTGCTCATACTCCATCCCGTCCTCAAGGATCGGCGTGCCGCCCGCCGAGCCGCCGCCCGCCGTGTACGCCTTCCACGACTCGCCGAACCGGGCCCGTGAGGTCGGGTCCCACTTCGGGGCGTCCGCCGGCCGCTTCAGGACCCCGGACATGCGGCCCCCGTTACGCCACATCTGCTCCCGCGACCGGGTCGCCTCGAACTCCTCGGCGAGCATCGACCGGAGCGCCTCGATCGGCGAGGATCCCTTGCGCAGGTCATCAGGGTCGTAGCCATGGAAGTGGACGACGTCGTCCGGCGCGAGCTCCAGCTTCCCCTTCGAGCCGTGCACCACGAACCCTTGCGGCTCCAGCCAGCTGTCACCCACTACCTTCATGCGAGGCGGCGGTACCGGGATCACCCCGAGGAGCTCTCCGGTGTCCAGGCGGACCTTGACCCAGAACGCGTCGTCGTAGATCGCGTAGTCGCAGACCAGGCGTTCGATCAGCCGATACCGGGTCAGCTTCGCACCAGGCGCCGCGAGAATCCGGGCGAGCGGATGGTCGGTGAGCCGCTCCCGGTCCGTGTCTGACACCCGACGGTAGGTGTGCAGCCCCAGCTGGGCGATGTTCCGGGCCAGGAAGGAGACGACCGTGCGGATCTGCGGCTGCCGCCGGTACAAGGCCCCGTACTCCTGGTGAACGTCCGAGGCGAGCTGTACGTAGGCGGGGAAGGCCAGCGACGGGGCGACGGCCACGCTGGACAGCTGCCCCTGGGAGACGACGAACGCCACGTCAGCCTCCCGCCACCTGGATGAACTCGACCCGAGACCGTTCGACGAGGACTTCGCCGTCCAGCGGCGTATCGGCGGCGCCGTGCTGCATCAGCACGGCGTCCTTCAGGATCAGCAGCGGGCCCCGTTTGGCCCACAGCACGCCGGCGAACGCCTTGTCGGCCAGGTTGACCACGACCCTCTTACGGATCGCGGTACGACGCCACGGGAACCAGCCCCACATCGGCGGACCTCCTCACAGGACCATCAGGTCGCCGTCGTCGTAGGCGCTGGACTGCGGCGCCTCTCGGGTCATCGCCTCAGACATGGCCGTCACCAGGGCCGACACCGCGTCGATCTTCTCGGCGGACCGCGCCTTGTCCGGCTTCACATTGCCGGCCGGGTCCATCGCAACGGCCAGGTTGTCGACCATCCACGTCACCGCCGGGTTCCCGCCGTGCCGAACCTGCGGTGCCTCCGGCGTGCCCTTGAGGAGCAGCCGCTGCAGCTCCTTCAGCGGCGGCGACATCGTGACGAAGCCCTGCCGAACCTTGACCATCGGCGCATCGACCTTGGCCAGCTCGTTCGTCAGCGGGACCGCCGACCAGGGGTCGAATCCCAGACTGCGGACGTCGAACTCGCCGAGGTCCCGCTCGATCTGCTGCTGGATGTAGTCGTAGTCGGCCACATTCCCGGGGGTGGCCACGAGGAGGCCCTCGCGGACCCACACGGACGCCGCCCCCGCGGTCCTCTGGTCCAGCCGGTCCACGTTGTCCTCCGGCGTCCACAGCCGCCAGATCGCGTCGTACCCGCCGCGCTCGTCATCCGGGAAAAGCCAGCACAGAGCCAGCAGGTCAGACGTGGCCGCCAGGTCCAGGCCGCCGTAGGCCTCCCGGCCGGCCAGGGACGCCTCGTCGACCATGCCCGCGTTGGCCAGCCAGGACTCCATGGTCAGGAACTTGGTCTCCTGCTTCGTCCGTCGCCCGAGATGCAGGCGCAGGAACTTCGCCAGGTCGGCCGGCGACTGCTTCGCCTCGTCTGACTTGGCCTGCAGGTAGGAGCGGGTCGGCGAGACCCCGTATCCCGGGTTCGCCTTCCGCCAGGTCGCCTCGACGTGCGGGTCGTCGTCCCGCTCGGCCGCCCACACCACCCCGTACACCGACGGCGCCGTGAACACCCGCCGGGCCAGCTGCTCCACTCGCTTGCGCTTGCGGTCGTACACCGACTCACGCTTGCCGGAGTCCGCAGTGGTGATGATGCACACCAGCGGCTGCCTGCGAGAACCTGTGCCGGTCTCGATCGTCTCGACCAGCTCGGGCGTCTTGTGCTCGTGCAACTCGTCGACGATCGCGCAGTGGATGTTCGCGCCGTGCTGGGCGCCGGCCACCGACGCGATCGGCTTGAAGTAGGAGCCGCTGCGCTTGTGCAGGATCTTGTCCTTCAGCGGCAGCACGTGCTTCTTCAGCGAAGGCGCCGCCTCCGCGAGCTTTCGCACCGGCTCGAAGACGAAGCCGGCCTGCTCCTTGGTGGTGGCCGCGGTGATGACCTGAGCGCCCTGCTCGCCGTCCGCGCAGGTCATGTAGATCGCGAGGCCGCCGGCCAGGGTGGACTTGCCGTTCTTGCGGGGCACGTCCACGTACAGCTCGCGAACGATCCGCACGTAGGACTGGGCATCCTCATCCCAGCGGACCCAGCCGAAGACGGGGGCGAGGATGTAGGACACCTGCCACGGGTCAGGCTTGAGCGGCTGGCCGGCCCACTGCCCCTGCGTGTGCCGCAGCAGGGAGAAGGCGCGGATCACCTTGTCCACGCGGTCCGGGTCGAAGACCGCGCCCGGCGCCTCGCCCGGAGAGGGCGTCTGAATGAGCGGCGGGCAGTCCGGCAGCGGGATCCCGCGGTCCTCCAGGTACCAGGCCACCTCGGGTGACAGCTTCAGCCGCTCCAGGTCCGGCCCCGACCGGGCGGCCGCCCTACGCGAACGGGTTGTCGTCCTCGCCGCCATCGTCGGCCCCCCTCGCGAGCGCCTGCTCCGACGAGGGGGTCAGGCCGAAGTGGGCCGCGAAGCTCCGCAGCTCGCGGCCAGCGTTGCGGGCGATCCCGACCGCCGGGTGTGCGAGGGTGCCCTGCCTCGCCTCGATCGTCAGGCCCTCAGCGTGCTGCTGCCGGATCGCCCCGACGTAGGTGGACCAGGTCTCGCAGTAGGCGACGAGGACGGCCCGGTCCTCCTCCTTCAGGATGTCCAGGCGGGTCAGGCCCGGGACGACGCGCCGCCACTCGGCAGCCGCCTCCTCCGACAGCCAGTCCGGAGGCTCCGGGGCGATCCGACGGAAGGCGGGCCCCAGGTTGACCTCCCGGCCCGCCGAGTCCTTGCCGGGCGCCCGCCCCTTGATCAACTTCAGGGCGGCAGGCTGAGCTGTGGCCATGATCCAGACCCCCTATCCCTAGATCTGTGCAGCCGTCTTTTTCAC